CTGCGGAGCGCAACGAGTCGGATCAGGACTCTAACGCCTAGCTGCCTTACGCCCCGCACATGCCCTATGGTGGGGACACCACGTGGACGACTGCAGCACGCTCGCGGATCGACACGACTGCCTAGACAAGCCGCACACAACACCCGCCCGGGGGCGGAACTTGGCCCGAAGGCCAAGATGGAGGAAAGCGAGGGCATCGAACCCTCAACGCCTTGCGGCGCGCCGCCTTAGCAGGGCGGGTCCTCGTCCATTCGGACGCTTTCCATGAAACTGGAGGAAGGTGGGAGAGTCGAACTCCCACGGCCGTGAGGCCATCAACGGGTTCGAACCGCATAAGCACGCCAATGCGACCTTCCAAGGGGATCCCCGCCGCCAGCGCCCCAACGGGCGCGCGCACGGGGCACGGTGGTAGCGGGTACGAGAGTCGAACTCGTCTGGAGGGCTTATGAGGCCGTCTACGTCACCGGAAGTAACCCGCGTCGAAATGGTCCGAAAGGCTGGAATTGCACCAGCGAGGTCTCCCGGCTCCGAACCGGGTGCGGATCTACCACCGCCTCTTTCGGATGAAGTGGTCAAGACGACGGGGATCGCACCCGCCTCACGCGGTAGACAGCCGCGCGGCCTCACTAGATGCCTACGTCTCGATGAATATGGCCTGAGTGCTAGGGATCGAACCTAGATTGCCTGGTTCAGAGCCAGGTCTCCTACCGGTTAGAGGACTCTCAGACGAAGTGGCCCACACGCTAGGTCTCGAACCTAGATTCTGCCCTTAACAGGGGCGCGTCCTACCAATTGAACGACACGTGGGTGAAGCTGGAGCCGAACCACGGACTTGCACCGCGCTCCCCTGATTACGAAACAGGGATGTCGCTGTCTACACCTGTCCGGCTTGAAGTGGTGCCCCGAGGAGGGAGTCGAACCCTCACGCCTCTCGGCAACCGGGTCTGAGCCGGTCATGTCTACCAGTTCCATCACTGGGGCAAATGGTCCGCAAGGAGGGCTTCGCTCCCCCGACGCCCTGCTTGTAAGGCAGGCGCTCTCCTGGACTGAGCTACTCGCGGATGAAAGTTGTTGGAGTCGGGGCGGTGCTGTCATCCCGTATGCAGAGACCATTTCTGCTACCCCCCGAAGGGTTCTCGGCTGGTCAAGCGCGGTTGGGATGGAATTGGAATCGACGGCAGGGTTCGGACCTGCGTAGCTGGGGTTGCAACCCAGTGCCTTGCCGCTCGGCCACGTCGACACGATGGACGCCCCAGGAGGAGTCAAACCTCCGACACGCGGGTTCGAAGCCCGCTGCTCTGTTCGCTGAGCTATGGAGCGTGGAAAATGCCTCGGGACGAACCAGCCATCAGGGGCAGCGTCCGCTTTATCCCGTTATAGCGGGGCGCCTCGTGCTGATCCTACATCTCTCGAAAATGGTAGCCCGACAGGGTAACGATCCCTGACCTCTCGGTTGAGAGCCGAGTGTCCACAACCTGTAGACGACCGGGCCATGCGTACCTGTCAAGTAGACTCCTCGGGACGAGTCGAACGCCCGGCGCGCACGGTAGAAACGTGCCGCTCTGTCCGCTGAGCTACGAGGAGGTGGTGCAGCGCCTAGGAGTCGAACCTAGCTCAAATGCCTTATCAGGACATCGTCCACAACCGGTGGACTTGCGGTGCGGGGTGTTTCGGCTTTGTAGGCGGGATTTTGTCGTGGACCAGCATCTGTCTATCCTTGCGGATGCGCCGTCGCGCTGCCCTCTACCCGTCCAGCCTGCGGTGGCCGTCCTCTTGAGGTTGCACCCCGCCCGGCGTTCAGGTGTGACGCCCGGAGGCTCCCTGTTGGCTGCGGCACGTTTCGCCCGGTTCTGTCCGCCCCGGGGTCAGGTGTCCCGACCTTCCTCGGCGCCCGTAAAGTCAGAGTCGCCGCGCTGGTCTGTCCTGCCGAAATGGTCCGTCGCCTAGGGGTCGAACCTAGAATACCTGGGTAAGAGCCAGGCCGTTTGCCAGTTAGCGTACCGACGGATGAAGATGGAGAGTCGCCTGGGTATCGCGCCCAGCCCGCCCGGATTCACAGCCCAGGGATCTCACTTGAGACTTGCGGCTCATGGAGCCAACGCCTGGTTTCGCGCCAGGTTCCCTCCCGTACCAGGGGAGAGGCCGCACTAGCGGCGTGGGCTTGTAGGTCTCGACGGGTGGGGTCGAACCACCGGCCTCAGCCTTCGCAGGGCTGCGCTCTGTCCACTGAGCTACGACGAGAAGGTGTGCCGAGAGGGGCGCGATGCGTCCGGCCCAGCCCTTGTACTTCGGACCACGAAGGCTCTCGAACATGGTGTCAACGGCAGGTTCCGCCCCTGCGTCCCCGGGGTTTCAACCCGGTGCTTGAACTGACTCAGCTACGTCAACATGGTGCGGGGTGTGAGATTCGAACTCACTCAGCCTGTGGCAACGGGGTTACAGCCCGTCTCGGCTCTCCAACTCCGACGCCTCCGCATGTCGTACGAGATGGCAGTTGGCGCGCTGGGACTAGCAGCGCGCCGTCGTGTATGCCCCTAGTCCGGGCAAGATGGTGGAGCCATAGGGTATCGCGCCCTACTGGCGCAGGGTGCAAGCCTGGCCCCCAGCCTTCTGGCTGGCCCCGAAGGAGGTTCCCCGCGCTGCCTGCAACGTCTCTGGGTATGGGTGAAGACGTGTCGTTGGATGCTGCGGGGAATTGGAGCCGCTACTCGGATTCCCACCGAGGCCCCCTGCTTGGAAGGCAGGTGTGCTGAGTGCTGACACTACAGCGGCTTGAAAGGGAGGCTACTCCGGGTACACGGCCGGTGGCCGACCCCGTTTCGCCATGGAGCACGTGGCGGGCTTTGCTCCCGCGACCTTCGACTTGGCAAGCCGACGCTCTCACTGACTGAGCTACGCGTGCATGGCACACCGTCAACGAGTCGAACGCTGCTCCCGGCGGGTTGGAGCCGCTGGGCCTCCCGGAGGACGATGCACGGTTGAGGCTGCGTCGCAAAACGGGCCTCTACTCATAGAGTACCCTTTTGGGGTGTGTCTGTCCCAGCGGATCGCGCGCGTGATGACTTGAGCGGTGCGGGAGTCGCTCCGGGGGGTCGCTCCCCCGCCCCTGGCAGGTGTAGAGGGCAGGGTCCATTCCCCGCCGTCCGGCCCCCTTATCGACACCTGGGGGCCGGACCCGTCCTAGTGTAGTAAACGCCGGTAGGGGCTGCGGTATTCCCACCTCGCTGCCGTGCCAGGCTAGAGAACCCTAGCCGAGGTGGTTGTTGTCTATACGGTAGGCGCTTGTAGCAGCGGTTGGACCCGCCGGTAGCACTGCCGGGGGCCTAACAATTAGGGGCTGCGCCCCAGTACTCACTACGTCTCCATCCATCGTTCCAGCGTGCCCGCGGACGCCAAGGGAGCGGGGACGCGCTCTCTGTGACCTGTTCCACAGTGCTTGCTACCGGGGGGCCTGTTTTGCCCCTCTACTCATAGAGTACCGTTCTGAGGCCTGTGTGTCCCACACTGCGGGGGTCGAGGACCCAGGGTGCGCACATTGTGACCTACGCGTTCATAGTCGCGTGTCACCCCAATAACGGGGGCCACACCCTTCCCAACTGGGCTAGGACGCCTCGCGTGTCTTGACGTGGATGTCAACACGAACATGTGTTCGTACGAACAGACGTTCGAATCGACGGGGTGTCGTCAGCTATGGGCACCGATGACAGCGAACGGGGCTACCCCTCACGACCCCCGTATCCTTACAAAGTCTTTACACGCGCGCCGACGCAATCGACTACGCTGTATCCACACACCAAGTGAACCCTATCCGCGCGACGAATGGAGCGACCATGTCTACCCTATCCCGCCCGCAACTTGTCCACCCACACGCGCCCCCGTCGCCCGACGACACCCGACGGCACGGCAATCCGAACGCAGGCGCTCGGCACCTCGCGAGCTACGTCCGCAAGCCCCGCACGAGCGTTCCGCGCGGCAAGCTCCGCTCATCCGTCACGGTTCTCCATCTCGACCCCGCGCGGCTCCGCACGGCGCGCAAGCGGAACGGCGGTACCCTGTCGGACGCGATGCTCGACCGCGCGGACGTGGTCGCCCGCGGAGTCAAGTCCCGCAAGGGCATCCGAGCCGCCGCGCAAGCCGTCCGCGAGAATCAGTAGTTACTACGGACGACACCCCGACCGAAAGCGAGTACACTGATGAGAAAGCATCAGCTGATCTTCTGGAACAGGGCCACCGGCCGCGTGCTGCGCATCGAGCATGCCTTCACCGGGTTGCCGCGCGAGGCCATACAGCGCGCGGCGCGGGAGCGCAATGAGCGCGAAGGCCGCGCCAACCGGAACAGCGCGTGGGGCGTGCGGGAGCTGGACGAGAATCAGTAGTTACTACGGATGCGCGACCCGCACGACTCGACTACACTGTGTCTACCCACGACCGAGAGGACTGACGTGTACCGGCATACCATCATCCTACCGACGCGCGTACCGGGACTGCCCGACGACGTGACGACGGCAGCGCACGCAAGGCTGGAGCGCGCGCTACTCGCACGGTTCGGCGGATTCTCCGCGACGGTCATCGTGGGCGCGTGGCTGGACGACGACGCGCGCATCGTCCGCGACGAATCGGCGCGATATGAATCGCTGTACGCCGCAGACTGCACGACGTGGCTAGAGCACGTGGCGTGTGAGCTTGCCGACGACCTGAATCAGGACTGCGTCCTCGTCACGGTCGAGACGGTCGACCACGTGGGATTCGTCGCAGGCACGCGGGAGTCGGCACGATGAATCCGCTCGTCACACTGTACCGCAGCGGCACGACCGCGCAGCACGAGCGCGGCCGAGCATGGTACCCTGCGACCCGCCGCAAGTGCGCGGCCATCGCGCGGCAGTACGGCAGCACGACGGCACGAGTCGCCGCAGTGCTCGCCATCACGTCGCCCGACACGCAGCTAGTCACGAACCTGCGATGGGCGCGCGCGTGGGCAGCGTCCCCTGGCGCGAAGGTTGGCCGGTACCCCGTACGGATGGGCGCGCAGTGCTGGAAGGCGTGGCACGCGCCGCAGCCGTCGCAGCACGTGACCGGCGACAAGGTGCGGCCGTTCTACGATGCGATCATGGGCGACACGGGCGCGCTCGTGCTCGACCGATGGGCGCTCCGGCTGGCGACAGGGAGCGACGCGACCAGCGTGGGCAACCGGCGCGAGGCCGAACGACTGTACCGCGAGGCCGCTGCGGAGCTGGACGAGAGCGTGCGCGACCTGCAAGCGATCATCTGGACAATCGGCCGCGAGGCAATGACACGGCCGGACGGCACGCGCGTCAAGCTGGTGGACATCCACGACATCGAGGAGTAGGGGGACACGATGACCAACGACATGTACCGCCGCCTGTGCGAGAAGCGCAAGCGCGAGAAGCGCATCCTTGACAAGCGCGTCAAGGCATGCTACACTGTACCCACCACGACGAAGGAGCGTGTACGATGATCGGATGCCCGCAGTGCGGATCGACCGCGGTGCGCTGGACAGGCACGCTGGGCGCGCTGGACTGGAACGCTTGCCGGTACTGCGGCGCGCAGTACGCCACGACCGCGATGCCGCGAGGCGAGGGCGGGCTGGACGAGAACGGCGATGCCCTCCCGCCGGACGAGCAGGCGTGGCACGAGGCCCAGGATGAGTACCTGGCGACGTGCTACGGGCACCAAGCGAGCGAGAACGACGAATCCACCCGCGACCAGGAGCGATAGCATGTACTGGGACAAGCACACCCTGACCGCGCCGAACGGCAGCGTCATCGCCGCGGGCGGACGTGATGAGGTCGAGGATCGTCTCGCACGCATCATCGAGCGGGACGGCTTCCCCGTGAGCGGCGCGTACGTGATGCGCGCGCACTGGGAAACAGACGGCCGATGGGCGCCCGAGGGCATCCCGATGAGCCGGACGTACCTCGGCGTCGACAGCGACGGCTGGTACGAGCTGGACGAGAGCAAGGTTCCGACAACGGCCGCACCGGCCAGGAAGATCGAGGTCAAGGACGGGGAATGACCGCCGCACCTGACAGAATCGGCGGTGATTCCGGCCAACGACCGCGCGACGGCGCTCCCTGGGGGCGCGTGGTCGGTGGTGTAAGGATTGTGTAAGGCGTACTTGACAGACACCACCCTAACGCGATATACTTACTGTACCACGCAGCAAGGAGGCTCGACCCATGAAGGTAGTTGACAGAGTGCTCGACGTACAGGGCCACGTGAGCGGCGAGAAGGTCGGCATGACCATCGACACGAGCGCGCTCGCGCACATCATGTCGGTGCTCACCGACCTCTACTCCGACCCCGAGGCCGCCGTCATCCGGGAGTACAGCACGAACGCGCTGGACAGCCACATCGAGGCCGGGACGAAGCGCCCCATCGAGGTCACGCTCCCCAGCCCCCTGTCGCCCTTCCTGCGCATCCGGGACTACGGCATCGGCCTGGACGGCGACGGCATCCGGGACATCTATTCCCGCTACGGCACGAGCACGAAGCGCCAGAGCAACGACGTGGTGGGGATGCTGGGCCTCGGCTGCAAGTCGGCCCTGACCTACACCGACCAGTTCACGCTCACCGGCATCAAGGACGGACGCATGATCCAGGTGCTCATCGGCCGGGACGAGGACGGCGCGGGCAGCATGACCATCGTGGCCGAGCACGACACCGACGACCTGCCGGGCGTGGAGGTCACGATCCCCGCGAAGCGCCACCACAAGTTCGAGAGCAAGGCGCACGAGTTCTTCCGCTTCTGGCAGCCCGGCACCGTGCTGGTCAACGGCGAGGAGCCGAAGCGCATCGACGGCCAGTGGATCACCGACAGCATCCTCATCACGACCGAGGTGTCCGAGGACACCGTGGTCATGGGGAACGTGCCCTACCCCGTCGCGGACGATCCGCTGTCGGCGGACAAAAACAATCGCCGCCCGTACTACCGGCGGGATCACACGGTGGCCTTCGTGCCCATCGGGGCGGTGCAGTTCACCCCGAGCCGTGAGGCGCTCCAGATGACCAAGCTCACGAAGGACACCCTGGAGGCGCTCAAGGTCGAGCGCGACAGCAGGCTCAACGACGCTCTCCTCGCGAACATAGCAGCGGCCGAGACGCCCGTTGCGGCCATCCGTATCTGGCAGCAGGCGCGCGTCATTGGCCTCACCGTCGAGGCGTCGTACCGCGGCAGGCCCATGCAGGGCGACCTCTCCCGCGAACCGACCGACGCCCAGGGCCACGTCCGGCAGGCGGCCGAGACGTACCTGGTCGCCACACCGCACCGAAGCAGCACCTACAGGCTGACCGGATCGTGGCAGAGCGCGGCCAACATCGACCTCGCCAACATCTACTTCGAGAACTTCGAGGGCGCAACATTCACCGCCACGAAGCGCGCCAAGCTCGACTACTACTGGGCGAAGAACGGAGGCATCCCGGACAACACGGCCCGGTACGTGTTCGTGCCCGGCCGCTTCAACGCGACCGAGCGGTTCTGGCTGGAGGGCGCGACCGTCATCGACTGGGCGACCATCGACGCGATCAAGCTCCCCCGCGATCCCGCGAACCCGCGCAAGGCTGGGCCGCGCGGCGCGTACAAGGGCCGGGTGGCCGGGCGCTGGGACGCCCCGATCCTGGCCGAGAAAATCGACACCAGCAAGCCTGTGCTATACTACCAGGGCAACCGCTGGTCGCTCCAGAACAGCAACGAGGTGCGTCTCGGCATGATCCCCGAGGACATGCTGGTGGTCTGCCTCGAAGCGAACCGCGTCGAGAAGTTCAAGCGTGACTTCCCGATGGCGCAGAGCGTGACGCAGTACGCCGCGGCCTACGTCAAGCAGGTCGTTAAGGGGTGGGACGCCTACACCCTCAAGGCGGCGCAGTTCCAGCGCACCGTGGGCAACCGCGAGCTGAACAAGCTCAAGAAGCTCACCGGCGTGACCGACCCCGCCGTGGTCGAGGGCATCAAGCTCGCGACCCACGACACGAAGGCGATCAAGACCCAGCTCGTCACCTGGGCCTCCTGGGTGGAGGCTCCGAAGGTGCCCGACAACCCGCTCGACAAGTACCCGCTGCTCGCTCCGCAGTACGACCTGTACGGCGACATACTCAAGCATGCCGTCACCTACATCAACGCGGCGCACGCCGCAGAAGGGAGCTGACTCCTATGTCAGTTCAGTTCACCCTCATCGGTAACGACGACGGCGACTCCAACATCGTCGTGTTCGTCCCGGGCGCTGCACCGCAGGTCGCCCACAGCACGCACCCCAACTTCGCGAAGATCGTCGCGCTGGCACTCGCCAACGACGAGAGCATCGTCGCCCTGTTCGATGTCGCCGCCACGGTGGGCCAGAAGTTCGAGCGGCTCTCCGAGCGGGTCACGACCAAGAACGGTCGGCTGTACCTCGACGGCGAGGAGATCGCGAACGCGCTCACCGAGCAGGTGCTCCGGTTCCTGGACGAGGGCGTCAACGACTGGCTGCCGCTGGTCAGGTTCTTCGAGAACGTGCAGAGCAACCCGAACGAGCACAGCCGCGAGCAGCTCTACGCCTGGCTCGCCGCGGGGGCCTTCACCATCACGGTCGACGGCATGATCGTCGGGTACAAGGGCGTGCGCCCGACCGGCGAGGGCTACGAGTCCATCAACCGCGGCCGGGCCATCGTGGACGGCGTCGAGGTCAGCGGGGCGATCCCGAACAACCTCGGCAGCGTCATCGAGATGCCGCGCGGTGAGGTTCAGCACGACCCGAGCGTCGGCTGCCACACCGGTCTGCACGTCGGCACCTACGAGTACGCCAACGGGTTCGCCCAGGGCGCGCTCCTGGAGGTGCATGTCCACCCGCGCGACGTGGTGAGCGTCCCGACCGACTGCTCCGCGCAGAAGATGCGCACGTGCCGGTACGTCGTCATCGACATCATCGACCAGCCGTACACCACGGCAGTCAAGCCGTACGACTACGAGGACGATGGTGACCTGTGGGGCGACGGCGAGGGCGCGTGGGACGACGCCTGCGACTACTGCAACTACTAGGTCGCGAGGGGGTGGGCGTAAGCCCTTGACAAACACCCCCTTCGCGCGATATACTAGAAGGACACCCAACAGAGGAGACTTCACCATGTCCGAAGTTTCAGTCAGCCAGATCCAGCTCCTGCCCCTACTTGCCGTCACGGTGGGCGACCAGGAGCCGGTGTTCCTGGACGAGAGCACGGCCGACGAGCTGTACGACCAGCTCACCGCCGTGCTGCGCGGCGTCGAGCGCCCACTCAACTCAGACGCCCCCGACGGCGGGTACGCCGAGGGGTTCGAGGACGGGATCGCCAACGCGACGTTCCAGCGCCCGACGGTGTGGTTCGACTACGGCAACCTCGGCAACCCGAGGACGCGCCGGAACGTCATCCCGGTCACGATCAAGGAGGGCCTGGACGACGTGCTGCTCGTCGGCATCGAGCTGTCCAAGGACGGCGTGACGCACCCGGAGCCGCTCGTCAAGAGCTACCGCACGGGCACCATCAACAGCATCGAGGAGGGCCACCCGACGACCTGGAAGGTGGCGGAAGCATGAGCTGGCCGCGACTCCCCATGCGCGTGGCCGAGGACGGCAAGGTCACGTACCCCGACCGGGCGAGCTGCACCGACCCGTACACCCTGCCGTGGGTGGAGGGAGCTGAGGGCACGCTCCCGAAGGCCACCGTCGACAGGTACCCCGAAGGCCCGGCCGCCCTGCGCGAGAAGCAGGCCGTGCTCAAGGCCAAGCGTCCGCAGGCCGATGGCCCGGCAACGCCGTAAGGTCAAGCACGAGGGAGGGCGGTACGTCGCGGGCGACCGCAGCTCGTCCTCCCTCAACGCGATCAGCGCGTACGCCGGGTCGCTGTCGATGGCCGAGCGGCGAGACGTGTACGTGACGGAGATCGGCAAGCCCGGGTGGCTCCTGTGGTGCCACTACGATCCAAACGACGGGGCCACCGTCATCATCCCCAACAAGAGGAGGCCGTAGATGCCACGAGTCCGAGGAGGTCGCAAGCGGCCTCTCACCAACCTGGAGCTGCGTCGCAAGCAGTGGGACGCGCTCTCCGAAACCGCTCGATCCGGCACCAAGCGGCCCGGATCGAACAAGAAATGAGGGCTGATGTGTAAGATGGAGTTCCCGATGTCTGGCGGTTCCACGCTGGAGATTGGCGACCTGCCCGGCACGATCCTGCTCACGATGAGCCTGCCGGGCGAGGATCGTCCCCCCATCGTCTGCGCCCTCGACGCGCACGACGTGGGGTTCCTGATCGAGGCGCTCATCGGCCACGGCCAGGGCGCGTTCGCTCCCGAGGCGGACGACGAGTAGCGCACGGGGTGGCCGTAACGTCTAACCGTGGCCGCTGACGTACCACACACCCCACCCCGGGGCTGAGAACGGCATCGACGTGGCGCAAGGCCCGAGAGGGAACGCCGCGGACCTCGGTTCGACTCCGAGCAGCTCCATGATCCCCGGAAGTCAGGGGCGCTCGCCCTACTAACAAGGAGGTTCCCGTGTCCGACGAAAAGTCACCGAAGCTCACGCCGCTGGAGCTGCTCAAGAAGCGGCCCATGCCAATCTTCGACGTGGTTCATGGCACGGACAACCCGAGCCGGAAGCCCGAGCGAAAGGCGCCGCCGCAGCCGAAGGAATCGGCGGTCAAGCTCGACGGGCGCAGCCTGGTCAAGGACATCGTCCCGGCCGCGACCCTGCACGCCCTCCAGACGCTGCACTGGCGGCTGGAGCGGACTGAGGCCCGCCGGAAGAAGCGCACGTCGTGAAGCGCCAGTTCTCCTCCACCGAAGTGCTCCGGAGCGAACTCGCTCCGGCTTCGCCTGCACAAATGACGGCAGATATAGCTCGTATTCTCACCGAGGCGCACTCGGCTCGCGCGGAGCTTGTCAAGACAATGCGTGAGAGTGGGCTCGGCCCAATTGAATGCCGGGACCTCAACTTGGCTGCTCAGCGCTTGGAGACGATCACCATGGTCGCTGGGTCGCTGCACTGGCGGCTGGAGCGGACTGAGGCCCGCCGGAAGAAGCGCACGTCGTGAAGCGCCAGTTCTCCTCTACCGACTACGACGGCATGGCCGCGTACATCGAGGAGCTGGAGGCCAACGAGGGCGCGGATTCGGCCCAGAGGCGCGCGCTGCTGTCCGCGCTCGACTCCCTGCAGGCGCGCATCGACGTGGAAGTAACCCTACGCAGGGCGGCGTACCGCCGCATAACCCAACTGGAGCGCCAGCTCCAAGAAAGGACGTGGCATAATGCCCTCACGTCCCGAAGGCCCTAAGCCCTACACCGGCCCGGTCATCATACCCGGCGCGGACGGCAGCGTCCCCGTAGATCCGCTCGACCCGACGAAGGGGCGCGTTACCCCAGTGGCAAGCGCCATCGAACTGACCGCAGGCGTGACCGAGCTGTTCCGCGCCGCCAACTTCCTGAACGAGCACCTGAACCTACTGGGTGCGGCAATGCGGGACGGGTTCGCAGACATCGGCGCGCTGCTGGAGGCGCTGATCCAGGACATCACGCACGAGGTGCGCGACGGCGACGACTCGTGGCTGTCACCCGCCGTGCGTGAGTTCCTTGACTCCCGCGCGAAGGCTCGCGAGGAGGCCGACGAGGCCGCTGCTGCGGAGGCCGAGGCCCTCAAGGCGCAGCTTGAGGCCGAAGAAGCACAACTCGACCTGGGAGGCTGACATGACCAACGAGTGGGTTGTCTTCCTTGTTGACATCGACGCTGTCCGCGATGAGTGGGGCTGGGGGCCATTCACCTATGACGAGGCGATGAAGTTCAGCCGCGAAGTGCGCAGACCTAAGAGTTACGCACAGCCTGTCGTTGCCCTGCGCGAGAACTATCCCGACCTTCGACTGCGGGCGCCGAGCAACACCTTGTCCGCTGACTTGCCCGCCCCGGAACAGGACGCTCTCGACCGTTGGGACGAGGAAGAGCTAAACGCTTCGTATTGGACAGATGGGCCACTACCCCCACTATCGCAGCCGCCCGCCCCGGAGGCGAGCGCGGACGCGATGGACAAGCTCAAGGCGATCGTGGACGAGCAGGCCGAGGACGAAGGTTTGTGGTGCATCCCCGCCAACATCGTGGAGGCGTACCACCAGCAGGAGCTACGGCGTCTCCATGCCGCCGTCGAGGACGCGCACGCTGCCCTCGCCGGAAAGGACGTGGCATGAAACTGCCTGCGTGTATCTGTGGCCTGCGCCGCTACTACCCCCAGAGATGTCGGTGCTGGATGCGGACGGTGCGCCATGACTGACGTGCCTGACCCGCAGCCGCCCGCCCCGGAGGCGAACGTGGACCAAGACAGAAGCACGATCTGGCTCGCTATCGAGGCTGGCGTATACGGCCCCGGCAGAGACAAGAGACCGGCTGCGTACGAAGCCTTGGAACGCTTCGCCGCCCGCCTGCGTGAAGCCGAGCGGGAACGGGACGAGTGGGAGCAGCGATACGACGAACTTCTGAGCGCAGTTGGTGGCGTATGGCCCGGTTGAGCGATTCAGAGAGATTGATATGGGCATGGAGGGCTCGCGCCGAGGCAGCGGAGCGGGAACGGGACGAGGCGCGTGTGAAGGAGCAGGGGTGGGCCGCCGCAGCCGAGCTTTATCGCGAGGGTGCTGCGGAGTGGGGGTGCCGGGTCGAGGCAGCGGAGGCGCGTGTGCGTGAACTGGAAGAGGCGCTGCGAGACATCAACCTCTGGATCGCTTCATGCGTGGCCGTCGAGGCGATGCCGACAGAGGGCGCGATGCGCCGCATGCAGCGGAACCGCGCTCTCCTCGGTTCCGGCGAAGAACAGGAGCCGGAAGCGTGAGTTGGGGGTGGTACCTCCTCGGTATCGCGGCCATCTGGCTGCCGCTCCTGGGGTTCCTGCTCTACCTGCACATCACCCGCCCTTGACAAACGGGGTGCTCGCGCGATATACTCCTTGGAGTAGTAAACATCAGCTACGGAAGCCCGTTGAACACTACCCGGCCACAACGTGAGCCGGGAAAAGTAGTAAGCCCTACGCGGGCACCACCGCGTTTTGCGCCCAAGCGTGCCTGCCCCTCCTTGTGGTCGGGGGCAGGCGGGCGCAACCCATCACCGAACCCGCTGAAAGGATGCGCCACTATGACGACAACAGAGCTGTTCGAGCGGTCATACAGGGCACTCGTGGGAATCGCAGTAAATCAGGGCTTCGGCCCCGACGACGCCGAGGACCTGGCGAGCGAGACGTTCGCGCAGCTCCTCACAAAGGACAGACCGACCGGCGCGCTGATGATGGCTATCCACCGGGCGCGCATGGTCGACTCCCGGCGTCATCGTCCGTCCGCCCCGACGCAGACCGAGCGCCCCATCGGCGTGCAGGTCGAGCTGCGGCCGGGCCAGAGCTACACCTCGCCAGCGCCCACACCCACCGAGGACGACCACATGTTCGGCGTCGAGCTGCGGGACTGCCTTGAGCGGTGCCGCCCGGCCGACGCGCAGGCGTTCGTCCTGCACTACATCAACGGCCTGACGTACGACGAGATCGGGCAGCGACTGGGCACGTCCCGCCAGCGAATCCATCAGCGCGCCGAGCGCGCGCGCCTACGCATCATCGAGGAGGTGGCGGCATGAGCCGTCTGTTCGACACCAACGGAGACGGGTACAGCTACGACTTCAACCCGTACTACAACCCGGAGACGTGCGGCCTGACGATCCTCGGCGTGCTGGAGGACCCGGGCGCCTCCTACTCGTTCGACACCGTCGTGGTCTGGATCGACAACGAGACGAACACGCTGCTCGCGGCGCGCGACAGCGGGTGCTCGTGCCCGTCGCCGTTCGAGGACTACCGCGGCACCGGCGACATGACCCCGGTACGCTCGTGGGATGACGTGGCCGGGCTGATCGACGGCGGGTACGTGACGTACGACAGCGCCGAGAAGTTCGCGCTGCGCCGCAAGGTCGAGACGTTCCTCGGCGGGGTGAAGCTCGCCAACATGGCGGTCAAGGAGTTCCGCGAGAAGTTCCTGGCCTGCGAGGGCGCGGCGACGCCCCGCGAGGAGGAGCTGATGGACACCGTCGCGAGCCTGGAGACAGACCTCGCCAACGCCCGGCAGCTCCTCGACGGGTACCTCATCGTCATCAAGGAGCAGGGGGAGCGGCTCCAGGCGCTGCGCAACATCGTGACCGCCCCCTGGGAGCTGTGATGCCGCGCCTCTGCACGTGCTGCGGTACGCCGCTGCCGGGCCGCAAGGGCCACGGCTGGGTCAAGACCGGGGCGGTCGTGTGTGGACGAACCGAGATCCAGGTCACTCGCGTCAACGCCAAGGGCGAGAGGTTCCTGGCCCGTGTGCCTGCTCCGAGTGGGTGCCGCGCCTGATGGATCTTCTACCGTTCGACCTGACGGAGATCATCCATGCCGAGCTGGAGGGGGCGCGCCGCGCTCCCGACGACAAGCTTCACCCCTCGACGCACCTCGCGGGGCCGCTGCGTCACGCGCAGCTCAACGCGGCCGGTGCGCCCGAGAACCGGAACCCCCTGACCAGCGAGGTTACGCTGATGACGGGCACGCTATGGCACCAGTGGATCGGGGACACGCTAACCCGACTGGGGCTTCCGGTCATGCTCGAAGTCAAGCTCGACCCCTGGCTCCCGCCGGGCTGGGCTGGCACGGCCGACATCGTGGCCTGGAACCCGCAGCTCAAGGCGTGGGTGCTTGTGGACGTAAAGACCACGAAGGGCGAGGGCATCCGCTTCATCGAACAGAAGGGAGCGAAGGATGAGCACATCCTGCAGGCGTCGAGCTACTGGCACGCGCTCCGCAAGATGGGTCTGCCCCTCGCAAAGAAGATCGGCGTCTATTACCTTCCGAAGAACGGAGTCAGCGGTCGTGATGTCCAGCCTATCCTGGTGGACTTCGCCCCCACTCCCGTTCGGGAGCTGAACGCGCTGATGAAGGGGCGCGGCAAGAGCGTGACGAAGTACCTGGAGTCACTGCCCGAGCGCCCGACCGCGCCCGAGCCGGACGAGTTCGGGTTCTGGATCACGCCCGAGCTGGCCCCCGTGGACGAGCGGGAGCAGCGGCTTTTCGCGGATAGGGCATCCGGTACGTCGGAGGTGAGGCTTGTGCCTCATTGGACCGCAGCGTTCTGCCCGTTCCCCGACGAGCTGTGCGACTGCAACAACGTCGGGCAGACCAAGATCGGCACGTACGACTTCGATGGCACGTACATCCCGCGTACGGGGTACGAGGACATCGAGCCGACCGTGCAGCCCGGGTACGCGCCGTGATCTGCGTCGTGGCGGTGTCGCTCGTGCTGCTCACCGGCGCGGGCGGCAAGCCCACGGCGCTCAAGGCGCACCCGACCGTGGGGCCGGGCTGTCCGGCGGACACGCGGGTAGTGTTCCGCGCGGGGCCGCGCCTCAAGCGCAGCATCGACGTGTGCCCCATTCCGCGCCGCCCTTGACAAACAGGGGCTTCGCGCGATATACTGTGACAAGGACAAGCTACGAGGAGGTCGCATGACCGACACCCAGCTCGACCAGCTCCAGGCTGAGTTCGCCCCCGGCGAGCACAAGAACCGCTCGCAGGGCGGGACGCAGCTCACGTACATCGACATCAGCGCGACCATCAACCGCGTGAACGCCGTCCTCGGCCCGGACTGGAGCGTCATGCCCCCGTCGCGGTCGAAGATCACCCCGCCGCAGTCCCAGGGCGGTCCGTTCTTCGCGGAGTGCGAGCTGTTCATCGAGGCGCAGATCGACGGCGTCACCAAGACGCTGTACGGCGTGGGCGCGATGACCAACAAGGACCCGGACATGGCGGTCAAGACCGCGCTGGCCGAGGCCATCAAGAAGGCGTGGCACCAGGCGGGCGTGGGCCTGTACCTGTGGGACGCCGAGAAGCGCGAGGCCGTCAACAAGAAGGCCAAGACGGCCGCAGGCGGGCTGCCCGCCAAGAAGAAGGCCGTCAAGGCGCTCGCCGTGGCGGCGCTCGACAACAAGACCCCGACCCTCACGCAGATCGCGGAGCTGTTCGGGGTGAACCCGGGCGACCTCGACACCGAGAGCGTTCTTGATGACATCCTAGAGGAGGGCGTATGAGTCGAGCAGATCGACCCCATCGCCGTGTCAACCACGCGGTACCGGGTGATCTTCAAGCCCGAGACAATCGTCCCGAACCTCGACCGACCGTAGCGGGCGCAGGCTAGAACTGGCTCGACGGAGCCATCCGTGGTACCGACTACGGTTGCCCGCGCGGCGGGATCGGTAGGTGAGGGGTGTCCCTCGTCGGATACGGAAGCGATGCCTCAAGCGCAGTAGATCACGGGTACCCGCAACGCGGGCCGGGCCAACGGATTAGGGCGTGGCAGGGCGGTACCCTCGCTGCGTGGTAACGCCGACCAAGTCCCGGCTCACCCGGGCACGGAAGCACCGCCAGATAAGGCCATCGGCCTGCGCCTTGTGCGGGAGGGTGGTGCTTCCCTAATCTTTCAACTAGGAGGTGAGACATGCCGAGAATCAAGAGGCACCGCTGGAGCGAGTGGATGGACCACTTCATGCGCCAGCTTGAGGACGACCGCCCGAAGGTGCTCGCGGTGGACACCGAGACTTCCGGCCTCGCCTTCCACGACCGGCCGTTCTGCGTCACCGTGAGCTGGCACCCCGACCCCGAGTCGACCACGGTGCGCAGCGCGTACTTCGACACCGACGAGGCGAACCCCGGTGCCGAGGCCCGCAGGGTACGCATCAAGACGCTGCTGTCCACGGCCGACGTGCTCGTGTTCCACAACGCGAAGTTCGACCTACAGAAGCTGGAGCTGGACGGCATGCTCCCCGACGGCGGGTTCCGCATTGAGGACACGCAGACGATCTTCAACCTCATCAACGAGAACGAGCGCAAGGCGCTCAAGATCCTCGCCAAGACCCAGCTAGGGCTGGAGACGAACGAGGACGAGCGGCTCAAGAAGGTGCGCAAGGCGTACGGCCTGACCAAGGACGACGGGTACTACCATCTCCCGCGCGAGGTCATCATTCCGTACGCCATGATGGACACCGAGATCACGCTGCGGCTGTACGACAAGCTGCGGCCGGTGCTTGACCGCATGATCGATCACGACCCGAAGGTCGCGGACGTGTACGACGAGGAGATCCGCGTCAGCGAGACGCTGCGGCGCATGGAGGCGCGGGGCTTCAAGCTGGACATGCCGTACCTCGAACGCACGACCGAGCAGTACGGCGTGCAGGTCATGGAGAAGTGGCAGGGGATCGTCAAGCTGCTGGGAAACCCGGAGTTCAACCCGAACAGCCCGAAGCAGGTCAAGGAGGCGTTCGCCGCCCGGGGCCTGGAGCTGGCCGACACGCAGGCCAAGACCCTGGAGACGCTGGACGACGAGCTGGCGGTCAAGCTGCTCGACTACCGGCACGACGCCAAGCTGCACTCCACGTACCTCACGTCGCTCCTCGCGGAGCAGGTCGATGCCACGGTGCATCCCTGGTTCAACGTAACAGGGGCGCGGACTGGTCGGATGTCATCAGGGAGCGCCAATGCGTAGCCTATATCGTCGCTGGATCGCCTGGCTGGATAACCAGTGGTGGGACGACCAGCACTACGACTGGCCGTGGCCCTACACAGAGAGTAAGCCATGAAGGTTGCAATCATCAGCGACCTGCACGGGTTCCTGCCCGAGCTGCCCGACGTGGTGGACGTGCTCATCATCGCGGGCGACATCTGCCCCGTGGTCGACCACGGACTCGACCGGCAGAGCCTCTGGCTCTCCACCGAGTTCAAGGAATGGCTGGAGCGCCAGCCCGCGCACTTCAAGGTGGGCGTCGCCGGGAACCACGACTTCGCGCTGGAGAAGTTCCGGTTCGACCTCCCGTGGACGTACCTCGACAACAGCTCCACGCAGTACGGTGGCCTCGCGATGTGGGGCACCCCGCTGTCCGGCCGGTTCGGTAAGTGGGCCTTCATGCGGGACGAGGAGGACCTCAACCGCACGTTCGTGGACATCGACCCGTACGCCGACATCGTCATCGCGCACGGCCCGCCGAAGGGCTACGGAGACGAGTGCCAGAACGGGTACCACGCGGGGTCGCCCTCGCTCACCACGCGTATTCGGGAGATCAAGCCCGCGCTTACCGTGACGGGGCACATCCACGAGGCCCGCGGCATCTACGCGACCGGGTGGAGCACCATTGTCAATGCGTCCGCGGTCGACCTCAGCTACGCGCTGAGGCCCGACCCATTCACGTACGTCTACATCTAGGAGGGCTTCATGCTCAAGCAACTCACACTACTTGGCGCGATCCTGGTGTCGCTTGCCATCGCGGCTGCGATGCTACTCGTGTTCGGCGTCTACTACTGGCTCGCCGGGGTGGTTGGCACCCCCGACGACTGGCGCGGTACCGTCGCGCTCGCCCTGACCGCCGCCGGTGCCCGCGTGGGCGTCGGCGCGGCGAAGTGAACGAGACGGAGCTGGAGGAGGCGTGGGCGGCGGGGTTCTTCGAGGGCGAAGGCTCCGTGTTCCGGCACAGCACCAAGACGAAGGTGCCCCGGCTCGCCTGCTCCCTCGATCAGACCGACGCGCCGGAACTCATCAACCGCTTCCACCGCGCGGTGCTTCTCGGCAAGACCTACGGGCCGTACGGCTCCGGGTCGGGCCGACTGCGCTGGCGGTGGGCAGCCTACCATGAGGAGGCGGGCCTCGTGCTCGAACTCCTTGCGCCCTACCTGGGAGAGCATTCGCTCAAGGTTCGGCGGTGGAAGGAGCTGGTTTAGATCAACTTCCAGAACATCCCGAGGGACGACAAGGTGGTGAAGACCGCCTTCGTCCCCCGGGACGGGTGTGTCTTCTCATTCTTCGACTATCAGCAGATCGAGCCGCGCATCCTCGCATACTTCGCGTCCCTCAAGGGCGACAAGGACCTCGCGCAGCGCATGATCGACGGCCTCGATCCGTACACCGCCATCCTGGTGTCGGTCTACGGCGACAAGATCACTCCCGAGCAGCGGCAGGAGGGCAAGATCATGTTCCTCTCGCTGATGTACGGCGGGGGCGTGCGCACTATTCAGGAGCAGTTCGGCGTCGATCAGGCCAAGGCCAAGGCGATGGTCAGCAAGTTCCATCGAGGCCTTCCCATCGTACGCACACTCCAGGATGGCGTGGCGCGTACTGCAAGTTCGCGGGGCTTCGTGCGCACCCCGTGGGGGCGACACCTTCACCCGGAGGCGTACGGCGAGCACAAGCTGTTGAACAAACTGATCCAGGGCAGCGCGGCTCACCTGATGAAGCGCGCACTCCTCCTCTGCGAGGTGTGGGCTGAGGCCGAGGAGATCGAGAGCAAGATGCTGTCGGTCGTCCACGACGAGATCGTGTGGGAGGGTCCGCCGCAGGAGCTGGCGCGGCTGAACGAGATGGTGCCCTTCCTCATGGCGAAGGCGGGTGACCCGATTCAGTCGGTCGTGCCCATCGGCGTCGACCACGAGGTCGGCGTCTATAACATGGCCGAGAAGCAGACGTACGGCAACCACATCCCATTCTAGGAGGCACCATGGCCCTACCGACAGTAGTAAGCATCCTCAAGCAGGCCCTGACGGCGCTGGAGAACATCCGGGAGGACACCGGCCGCAGTCCCGCAGCGCGAGAGTTCTCAATCGCCATTACCGCGGTTGAGGACGCGATCATGCGCACTAACCGCGGTTTTGCTATCGGCCTCGACCGCTTCACGGTGGCCGACGTGGAGCAGGACTTCCGCGATGAACTCTGACCAGTTCATCGTCAAGGACAGCGGCCAGCGCCAGGAGTTCGCGTCCGGTATGGTGCGTGACGTGCAGGACGACAAGCCCATGGTGCGCCTGATCCGCAGCGGCCCGATGTTCATGCGGTGGGCGATCCACCTCACGAAGGGCGCGGTCAAGTACGGGCGGGACAACTGGACGCTCGCCAACTCCGAGGAGGAGCTGGAGCGGTTCAAGGACTCCGCGGCCCGGCACTTCGAGCAGTGGCTCAACGGCGAGCGGGACGAGGATCACGCGGCTGCGGTGTTCTTCAATATCAACGCCGCGGAGTACGTGCTCGACCGCCTCATGTTCGACCTGGAAAACGGCATCTACGATAGCGGCGACGAGTTCCTGGAGTCCCTGGAGGAGCCAGAGTACAGCGTCAAGGTGCCGGACTTCCCGCAGCCGTCGCTGTCGTACCGTCCACCCGGGCTGCGGCAGTGAGCAGCTCGATCATCACGTTCGGCGGGACGCGCTTCGACCCGATCAATCCCGACCCGGCGCTGCTCGACATCAACGACATCGCGCACAGCCTGAGCAACCAGTGCCGCTTCACCGGACACGTCAAGTACTTCTACAGCGTGGCGGAGCACAGCGTGCGCTGCCTCGACCTGGCGTACACGCTGGGGGGCGAGTACGACGACACGCAGCTACTGCGCACAGTGCTGTTGCACGATGCCAGCGAGGCGTACCTCAGCGACATCGCCCGGCCGGTGAAGCACGCGGCGGGATTCGGTGACGGCTACCGGGACATCGAGGACGGACTACAGGCCGCGATCAGCGAGCGGTACGACCTGATCTACCCGTTCCCGCCCATCGTCCACGCCATCGACAACGCCCTGCTAGCCGCGGAGGCCCGCGACCTCATGCACCCCGAGTTCGGGGAGTTCCCGGCCCTGCTGTCGTACCGGGAGCCGATCAAGCCGTGGTCGTCCGACAAGGCGTGGGCCAGGTTCAGGAGCGAGTGGCTGTACGTCGCCTACAACTAGGGAGGTGATATGGCAGTAAATCCGAACGTCGCTAGGTGGTTCCTCGACCGTCGTGGCATCACCGCGGAGACGCTCTCCGCGTTCAGCATCGAGCAGGACGGCGTCCGTGACGACCTGCCAATCATCAAGATGCCGTACCCGGGGGCGACCAAGTACCGGAAGGGGCTGGAGAAGGAGGGCCGCGAGTTTTGGTGGGACCCGCCCGACAAGCACGGTCAAGCAATGTTCACCCCGCCCGGCGCGGCCGGGGGGAAGAAGATGCTCCTGGTGGAGGGCGAGACGGACACGATGTGCCTCTGGCAGCACGCACCGGCTGCGGTCAAGCAGCTCGTACGAGGCCTGCCGGGCACCGAGTCCTGGAAGCCCCACTTCGCGGATGACTTCGCTGACGCGGAGATCATCTTCGTCATCATGGACAACGACGACCCGTACGAGAACGCGAACGCAGCGGAGAGCGGCGACCGCGGGTTCAAGAAGATCAAGGCCAGCCTCGGCGCGAACCGAGTGCGGCGCGTCTTCCTCCCGCAGGGTGTCAACGACGTGTGCGACTTCTTCTCCCGGTACGGGTGGCCCGCGTTCAGGGTGCTGCTCGACCAGGCCCTCGATGTCAAGCTGCCGTTCCAGCGGCTCGACCTCGCGGGGCCGGTGCCCGAGTACGACTGGCTCGTGACCGACCTGATCGCCAAGGGCGACGTGGTCATGGTGGCGGGCGACCCGGGTGTCGGCAAGTCCTGGCTCACGCTCGACCTCGCGCTCTGCGTGGCCGGGCTGCGGGACGCGTGGCTGGGCATGCCGGTGCTGGATCACGGCCCGGTGGTCATCGTAGACCAAGAAAATCCCCAGGTTACCGCGCGCAGGCGGCTGACCCTGCTGGGTATGCAGGAGGGTCAGACCGAGGTGTCCGACAACATCCACTACCTGTGGTACCAGGGCGTGCGTCTCGACGCCCATCCTGAGCTGCTGTTTGAGTACTGCGAGATCGTGCGGCCCCGGCTGCTGATCCTCGACTCGATCAGCCGCATGCACTTCAAGAACGAGAACAGCGCGGAGGACATGAACCCCCTGATGAACGGCGGGATCTACCCCATCGCGCGAGAGCTGGATACGACCGTCATTATGATCCACCACCTAGCCAAGCATGGCGGTGCGCGTGGGTCGACGGCCCTTCCGGCGGCTGCCGATCTCAACCTGAGCGTTCGGCAGCAGACCAAGACCCGGCCCCACCCCAGCGGCAAGGGTACCGAAGAATACGAGACGGGGCGGCAGTGGGTGCAGCCCGACAAGCTCCGCAACACCCCGCCGTGGGGCGAGTCGATGCTGACAGAGCGAGTCGAGGGCGACGAAGGGCGTGTAAGCCTCCGCGCCTACGACGAGTCGGACGAGACGGACTACTGATGCAGGTATGTCGCACGTGCGGCGTGGAAAAGCCGCTGACCTCGTTCCACCGTGACAAGAGCCGAGCAAACGGCCACGTCAATCGGTGCAAGGAGTGTACGCGGGAGTACGCCGGTAAGCGGTACCGCACGCAGCCCGAGGTTCGGGAGGCTACGGCCGCGCGAAGTGCCAGCGACCGTAACAGAGAGACTCGTCTGATGCGCCTGTACGGCATAACGTCTGCGCAGTACGACGAGCTGCTGGAGTCGCAGGGAGGGGGCTGCGCCATTTGCGGCAGACCCCCTAAGAACGTCCGCCTTAGTGTAGACCACGACCACAAGACGGGACTCACCCGAGGTCTGCTCTGCTGGCACTGCAACACGCGGCTGCTAGGTGCGGCCCGCGAGAATCCCCAGGCGCTCCGCAACGCTGCGGACTACCTGGAATCACCGCCCGCTGTTCGCGTCCTCGGAGAGGTGTACGGCCGCAAGGGGCGGGTCACAAACAAACGACGTAAGAGAAAGAGGTCATAATGTCTGACGTTCAATACAGAACCTTCATCGGCATCGTCCAGTTCGACCCGGTGGATCGTGAGGCCGCGGGCAAGCCCGTCCGCAACGTCACGATCCGCCAGGTCGGCTTGAAGGATCAGGCCCAGCTCGTGTCGATCACGCTCTGGCCGAACCACGAGGCGATCAAGGTCGAGAAGGGTGACATCGTGATCGTGGACGGCAAGTTCGCGGTCAACAAGGGCAAGGATGGCGAAGGGAATCCGAAGACCTACTTCAATGTTTCCGCCAACGCCTTCGCTGTCCTCGGCAAGGCCGACTACGGCGTCGAGACGGAGTCCACTTCGGACGACGACGCGGGCGATGACGACGACGACACCACCTGGTAGAGACATGAGCGCAGCGGTAGCCGAGTACCGCGACCTCTGCGAAGCCCTGGCCGCGCGCATCGTGCGGCCGGGGCGCATGTCCCGCACCGGAGTTGAGCACGAGGACCTCGTGCAGGAGGGGCTGATCGCCGTGTGGGAGACTCTCGCACGTGGTGCCCGCCCCAGTGCGGCTGTCGTCCGCGGCGTGATGCTCAAGTACGTCCGCAAGATGGGCGCCGAGAAGCGCGGAGGTTCGGCCGAGGTCACCCCCTACATCGAGGAGATGCATGATGACGAGGACGAGGGGAGGTAGGTACCGTGAGACAGAGGTTCGAGCGTACATCGAGGAGTACGCTGTTGCGCTGGAGGATCGAGACACCACGGAGCGGGGCCTGCGCACCCTCGTCGCCGTCGCTGACCTCAAGCTGGCGTACCGTCGGCTCTCGCTGACCTCCCAGGACATGGTGCTGGTCTGCGGGGTGCTCGGGGTGCCCGTCCGCGAGGCCGCTGGGTACTTCGAGAAGTCCAAGAGCTGGGTGGCGCGTGAGTACGTCACCGCCATCAAGAACCTCACCTACGAGATGAACGGAGGCCGCAATGGCTGAAAGGAAGAACGACCCCGCGATCTATGCTGCGCTGCGGGATCAGGTCAACCCGGCCACCGGCCGACGCTACACGAACAGGGAGATCGGCAACATGACCGGGGTGGACGAGGCCTCGGTGCGGCGCGGACTGAACAGCGTCGGCTACAAGCCGTACCTCCTGCCCACCGCCACCATCACCCGCCTGCGCACCGAGCTGGAAAAGCCGCTGCGCGTGGACGTGGGTGAGCTGGGCGCGGGCGCGGTGACTGCCGACTGGCACCACCCGCTGTGCGACTACGACCTGGTCAACACCTTCATCGATCACTCGCGCGACATCAAGGCCACGAACTGGCTGGTCGTCGCGGGTGACTGGTTCAACGTGGACTCGCTCTCGCAGTTCGATTACAAGCAGAGCCAGGCCGGGCTGGATCGGGAGATGTTCGCGTCGACCGAGACGATGGAGGCGGTACTCAAGACCTTCAAGTGGGTGTTCTTCTCGTGGGGCAACCACGACGCCCGGATGCACAAGGCCCTGGGGTACAAGGTGGACTTCATCAAGGCGATGAAGATGATGTTCGAGGACCTCGACCCGAAGCTGCTCAAGCGGATCACGTTCTCGAACCTCGACCACGTCTGGATCGACACCCCGCGCGGCCCGTACTACGTCGCGCACCCGAAGACGTACAGCCAGGTGCCGCTCACGAGCGCGATCAAGCTCGCGGGCAAGAAGCTCTCCCACGTACTGACGGGGCACTCGCACCACGCCGCCGTCGGGTACGACCGCTCAGGCCAGTTCATCGTGGCCGAGCTGGGCGGGCTGCACACCAAGGACCCGGTGGAGTACCTCCAGCGGAGCACCAACTTCCCGGAGTGGACGCAGGGGTACGGCCATATCGCCAAGGACGGCTACTTCTCCCTCACCTCGCCGGGGTGGAGCAACTACGTCACGCGCGGGAGGGGGTGAATAACATGGCAAAGAAGGCCACTTCTCTCGACCTCGTGCTCAAGGCTACGGGATCCCGCAAGAGTGGGATCACCGCCGAGCAGGTCGCGATCAAGACGGGCGTGCCCCTCAGCACTGTCCGGTCGTACCTCACCTTCCTGCGCAAGCAGGGGTCGGTGGAGGTCATCGACACGGTGCGCACCGGCAACCGCGGTCGCCCCGCCCTCGTGTACGTCAGCGCATAGGCACAAAAGAATGGCCCCTAGGGATCTCTCCCTAGGGGCCTTCTTTGTTTCTACTTGTGCATCGGTGTGTACCGCACGCCCTTCGCCTTCTTGAGGAGCCGGGACGTGGCCGCGATCTGACGGGGGTTGGGCTGTGGCCCGATGCCGTTCGTGGTGAACAGGCGGGCCGGGATGTCCATGGACGGATCGCCCTTGACAACCTCCATCTGCGCCCAGCCGGTGTAGTCTGACAGGCCCGCGCCGCGAGCGACATCGTGGTGGTGCAGCCCGGGCTGGCCGACGAGCACACGCTCACCCCGCGGGTGGACGAGTGCGGCCGCGCGGTCGAGCGTCTCCTTGTCCACGTACGGGGCGTGTCCGGCGCTTTGCTCGGCCTTGATGAACTGCCCGCGGGCCTTGCCGGACTTCGCGACGCCCAGGATGCGGTCGAACCCGATGTCCCCGCCCGAGTAGACGAGTCCGCCCTGGCCCTTGTTGGCAACCAGCCGCGCCAGGCTGTGCCTGCTGCGACCAAGCCTACCTGCACTTCCCATCGGGGCGCCCGTGACGGCCATCGCCGCCCACGCGCCGGTCTGCAGGTTCGGGTTCTGGCGGAAGTTCTCGATGTCCGCCGCGCCCGACAGTTCGTACGCAGCGGCCGCGCCGGTGCGCGCCGCGTCCGTCACGGTCGGTCCCTTGCCGGACCATCCTGTCACTGAACGTCTATCCCTACCCGCAAGTGCCTCCAGGAGGCCACGAGCGGCCCCCCGCGGGGCAGCGGTGATGGACTTGAGTACTGAGTCGGCAATGCCCATTCAGGCCTCCTGGGGGCTTAGAGGGCCGGGCCGTACCACTTGGCGTGGTACCGCTTGGCCTCGCTGATGACGCGGAGCACCGGGAAGTAGCCGCCCTCGTGGCGCGGCCAGCAGTCCACGTGCCCCCCGCGCACCTTGTAGGCGCGCGTGACGGACCAGTGGGTCGTGATGCCCGGGGTCTTGCCGCCGGAGTAGACGAGCGGGATCTTCTCGGTGTACGCGCAGAACGCGATGAGCTGGGCCAGCTTGTCGATCTGCTTGTCCCGGCTCCACCACTTGCGCCACCGGCTCAGGTTGTCCGGCTTGTCGATCATCACGCGCGACACCAGCTCGATGCCGATGCTGCGGGTGTTCGTGTTCCCGCCGTTCGACGCCGTGTGGTAGAACACCGCCTTGCGGTCGCCCAGCGACCAGCCCAGGTAGCCCTCGGCATCGATGACGCCGTGGATGCCCAGCCCAGCCCGCGCGAGGTAGGAGGCGTTCGCAACCAGCTCGCCCGGCCCTGGGTAGTCTGGGCTGACAGTCTCGTGAAGCACGATCTGATCCTTCGCCGCGACGCCGTGCTTCACGCCCGCGTTGATGAGGCTCAGGTCGATGTCGACCTTGATGTTCTCGCCGTGACCCGTCCCGAGGTGCCGAGCGCCTGCCACGCTAGGCCCCCGGCGGGGTGTTGCGGGCGAAGAATACGCCGACGGCGATGACGAGTGCGCCACCGACGGTCAGCGCCTCGTCGCCCGACACGTCGCCATCCTCGATGACTACGCCTACAGCGACGAGCACGCCCGAGAGCGCGACCAGGAACTTGCGATAGTTCTTCATGTTGTCTCCTAAATCCCGCCCACAGTGAAGTGGACGATTGCGAGGTTCAGTAGTAGGTTCGCCGCGACGAAGGTGAGGCCGACGATCTTCTCGGTCGCGGTCCACCGCTTCTTGGACGACTCATTCAGCGCCGCCGCCACCGCGGCGATCTTGACGGCGTCTTCCTCAAGGCGGCTCACCCGGGCGTCCAGGTGGTCAAACTCCGGGCGGGTGGGCGCGCTCTGTACCAGGATCTCCATACGCTCGAAGCGGTCATCAATGCGCTTGAGAAGTTCCTTGGTCGTGTAGGTGACCCGCGCCTCCGTTACCTCGATCTCCTCTCCCACTAATTGCTCCTGATCGGTTCGATGTGCCAGTTCTCCCAGCTCATCGGGAAGTGCAGGCCGAACTTAGCCGCGTTCGCGCGCGCCCAGCTCAGGTCCCCACCGATATCAGCTGCGATCCCTCGTCCGTGGTTGCTCTTGCCCGGCGGGGCCACCCACTTACGGGCCGCTGCCTCCGAGCCGTACTTCTTGACGGCCTCTGCGTATAGCTTGGCCTGGTAGTCCGCGCTGCGGTAGCCGCTCGTGATCGACAGCTTGCCGCCCGACGCCTTGATGAGCGCGTTGAGGCGCGCGGAGAAGTCGTCGGTGAAGCCGTCCGTGTCTACACCCTTCCAGCCTCCCCCGCCCTGCGTGGGCAGGTTGCCGGACGGACCCTGCGACCCGGTGGGTGCGTTCTGCTGCGGGTGCTGCCCGCGCGTGTCGAGGTTGGCCGACAGGTCAGCCTGCGAGAAGTCCGCCTGCTCCTGCAGGGCCTTGCGCGCCTGCGCGAGCGAGAGCAGCGAGCCGCCCCCGAGCTGCCCCCCGTTGATGGCGTTGTTCGCCGCCTGCATGAGGAAGCCCGCGGTCATCTGCTGCTGTGCGCCGATCATGTCCGCTACCTTGGCCTGCGCCGCCTGCGGAGAAGCCTTCTCGCCGGTGCCGTAGGTCTGTCCGCCGAGCGTAACCTTCGCGCTGCTTACGTCCTGCCCCAGCAGGCCCGCGATCTTCGTCACGTACGGGCTAGCCCCCGGGGCATCCTTGCCGCTGACCCACATGTTGAAATCGCCCTGCCCCGCGGGGTCGCGCAGCGCGTCGCTGCCCTTGCCCGCCTTGAGGTAGGACGAGATCGTCTCGTAGTTGTCGAGCGTCTCGACGGTGGCGTTGATGCCGTGGTCGAAGGTGTCGAACGCCTTGGCGCCCACGCTGTTGATGGACCGCACGGCGCCCGGAGCGTTCCGCGTCGTGTTGAGCGGGTTGAAGGTGGCGTCGTTATGCGTGCCGCCACCCTCCATCCGCTGCCATGCCGTGAGCAGGTTCATGTTCGACTTAGTTACGGGGTAGCCCCGTGCCTGCAGCACGGCTACGCGCCAGTCAGCCACGGGACCGCCCCCTTCGTCGCTTCTTCTTGGGCTTACCGTCAGCCCGCTCGGCCATAGCAGCGGCCGTCTTGAGGTTGAGTTCCTTGATGGGCACGCCGAGGTACGCGCTGGTGTACTGCTTGGCGTCCTTGGCGAACAGCGTGTCGGCGCTGCTGCCGGTCTTGCCCAGCCAGGACTTGATGAGGTTAACCTGCGGCAGCCCGCTGACCAGCCCACCCGCGACTGCGGGCAGAACGCCCGTATCGTCGCGAGTGATCGGCGCGCCCGTCAGCATGCTCGTTCCCGTGAGGGACTCGATGGCGCCCGAGAGTGCCGGGTGCAGCTCGCTAGCCACGGCCGAGGTAACGTTACCCTTGCCCGTGATGGCAGCCTGCCCGAGGTTCATCAGCTGCTCCAGCGTGGCGTACGGGTTGAACCCTTGCGTCGTCGCGATGGGGGTGCGGCCGTTGGCCTCCTCCGGGAACCCGAGGAGGGACAGCGGGAGCGCGCCCTTGAGCCAGTCCGGGATCTGCCCGAGCAGCTCCTCCGTCGTCTCCGTGCCCACCTTGCCGACCTCGGTGAGGGCGAGCGCCGTGCCCGGCTTCTCCAGGAACAGCTTGCCGCCGTGCCGGGCGATGGCCCGGTCCCAGGTGTAGAACGGCACGACCGCGCGGATGAACCGCTCCGTCGGGTTGAGGTAGTGATACTGCCCCAGGGCGTCGTTGACTCGCTGCTGCACGAACTCGCGCACGGCGCGGTTCTGCGAGACAGCCTCCGCAGCGTCGTTGAAGTGCATGCCCTTCTTCTGCAGGGCCTGGACCTCCGGGTGACGGCGCATGATGTCGTTGATGTACGCGCGGCGCAGCGTCGTGTCTGACACGCGGTGCGTTACGTCGTACAGGCCCGTGGTCAGGAGGCGAACCGCCTTGTGCCCCTTGGTGCCGCGCTGCCCGATGTCAATGGTCATCCACTCCGAGGTGTCCTTGCCGAACCCGCGGTGGAGGCCGAGGTAGTACTTGTCCTGCCAGTCGTGCATGTAGCGGCGCAGCTCTCGCTCCGCACGCCCCAGCCCCTGGCGGGTGGCACGGGAGCCGTGGATCTGCCGCATGGCGTCCACGAACCCGCGCATAGCGCCCGGACCCGAGGACAGCATGTACATGAGCGAGTTGCCGACCGCGTTGTTCACGAGGAAGGCGGGGCGAAGTGCGAGCACGGCGTACTTCCACACCGTGGTGATACCCCGGCCCAACTTGCCTAGCACGTGCGTGGACCGCGCGGCCTCCTCGCCGTAGCGGGATACCGAGTGGTCGCGCACTACGAGCAGCCGACCCTGATCGTCACGCGCCGCTAGGCGGGCGTTCCGGGTGGTCAGGTCCTTCGTGTGCTGCTTGCGCAGGTACGTCTCGTAATCCGCGACGCTGCCGAAGTTCTTTGCCGACACGCGGCGGTCGTAGTCGGCTCGGTCGCGGAGATACGTGAAGCCCGTAGCCGGGCGCAGCTTGCGGTTCTGGACGGGATCATAGAGGCGCTCCTTGCCCTCCTTGAGGGCTGCGTCGAGGGCATCCTTCTGCTCTCGCAGGGACTGCTTGGTCTTGGAGTGCTCCGCGATCTTGGCCTTGGCGGCGTTCATGCGCTCCGCTGCGGCCGTGCGCTCGTCAAGCACGCGCTTGTCCGACCGGGTCTTGGCCTCCGCGCGCACGGTGCGCTCGGACTTCATCGCCTGGTCTGCGTTGCTGACCGCCCGCTGGCGGTCCTTCTTGAGGGCCTCCAGCTTGTCGCGAGCCGCGACGCTGTCGTCCAGCTCTGCCTGCACGCGCTTCTTGAGCGCCTGCACGCCGCGGTTGCCGTGCTCCAGCTTCGAGGGCAGCGCCATGCCGAAGTGCTGGAAGTCGGCCAGCTCGTACTCCGAGCGCCCGAGCACGCGATCGTACCGCGCCTTGGCGTCGTCGTACCGCTGGGCCTTCTTGGTCAGCTTCGAGCGCATGCGTGCGTCAGCCCGCTCCGCGCTCGCCAGCTCGACCCGGGTGCTGCGAGCCTGCGCGACGAACGCCTTGTCGCTCTGCGACAGCGGCGGGGCGTCGGGGTACTTGACCCGGTATGCGCGGGAGGCGTCCTCGAACTCCTTGATGGCGTCCTTGAGGGCCAGCTCGGTCGTGTTGAGCTGCGCCACCAGGGGCTTGTTCATGCGCTTGTGGCGATTGATGAGCTTGGTGGTCTGCACGCCGATGTCCGACCGCTTCACCATCTCCTCGCCAATCAGGTACTTCGGCTCGAAGGCGAAGGCGTGCGTGCGGGCCACCTCGTGGATGTGCGGGAATACCTCCGCGGCCGCGCCCTTGAGGTCGTAGTTCAGGCGCTTTGCCGCGAGGGCGTAGGCGTCCAGCTGCAGGTTACGCGCGGATCCCGCGGCGTGAGCGCGAGCTGCGGTGTCGTACTTGTCCCAGCTCGTCCATCGCTTGAGGTCTGCCAGCTCCTTGCCTGAGAGCGCCCGAGCTGCGTTGAGGTCGTTCGCGTACTTCGTGCCGCCGGTGTACCACTGCGCGGGGGTCAGGGTAGCGAAGCGGTTGACGACGCCCTCGATGGCCTTCTGCCGAGCGCGCACTACGGGATTGTTGTGGTAGATCTTGTACGCGTTCGGAGCGCCCGTCACCACGTCTGATCCCTTGATGATGCGGGTGGCGCTCGCCTGCCGCGCGACCGCCTTCTCAATGCCGCCGACCTTCGTGGCAACCTTGGCCGCGCCTGCCCCGCCGAGGGTGACTACCGTTAGCACGTCCAGGAGCGGGGCCAGCGGGTGGTCCCAGGCCTGCTCCCCGAACTTCTTGAAGTCGCCCGAGAACAGCGGTGACCACGTTTGCCACGTGGACTCACCGATGGCCTTGGTCGTCTTGATGGGGTCCTTCGCGAGCATGACGATCCCGGTCGGGATACCAACGACAGCGTCCTTGATATCCTCGACCAGGTTCGTGCCCAGCTCGAAGGGCGCGGACGACGTAATGCCCCCGAGGAAGCTGCCGCCCTTCTTCGTCTCAACGATTCGGCTTCTGCCTCTCGCCATGATGCGCCCTCCTTTACTGGGTTATCGCCAACCGCTGACCCACTTCGGGTCGACCTTGTAGCCGTATGTCTGGATGAGGGCCGCTGCTGCCGAGCGGACCCGCGGGTCCGTGAGTGGCAGGGAGTTCGCGCGGTAGGTGTTCAGGATGTTCGACACCAGCTCGCCGGGAGCCAGTCCGCCCTTCGGGTACTGCGCGTGCAGCTCCTTGGGGTCGTACCCGTACTGGTTCGCCTGGGCGTTCGCCTTCTGGACGGTCGCCAGGATCGTCTTGCTGCTGTCCTTGGCGTCCTTGTCCGCTGCCGCCTGCTGGTCCGCCAGGTAGTTCTGCGCCTTCGCGTTGTCCAGGGCGAGCGCACCCGCCGTCTGGATCAGGCCCACCCTGTTGGAGAACCGCTGCTGGTCGATGGCGTTGTTGCTCTGGATCGCCTCCACGATGCCCGAGCCGCGCGCCCCGCCCTTCTGGAGTGCGAGGTCCGCGAGTCGCTGCTTGTAGCCCTGGAGGAGGTTGCCCATGCGCGCCGTCTCCGCAGTCGAGGCGTTCGCAGCCTCGCCCTTGAGGAGCGGCTGGATGTCGTTCAGGTACGTCTGGTCGTTCGCCCCGAGCGCCTGGATCGTGCCCGCCGCGTTCGCGCCGGACTGCGCCACACCCTGTGCTCCGAGCGCAGCCTGTCCGCCGATGGACTCCAGGATCGCCTTGGCGTTCCCGACCGACGCGTCCGCGACCGACTTGGTCATGTCGGCCCCGCGGGTCTTGGCCGTCTCGACGCTCTTGATCGTGTCGCCGTACCAGCGCGCGATGTCCGCGAGGTTGGTCTGGAGCTGGGCCGGGTTCTTGCCGATCTCCCGGCGCACCTCGTTCATCTGCGGGTCGTACGTGCCGTTGACGATGGCATCGATCATGCTGCGCGTCATGGGGGTGCCCGTGTTCGGGTCGAGGCCCGCGATCTGGTCGAACAGACCGGAGTTGCTGGTCTGCTCCTGGCTCCCCGTGAGCGCACCGCCCCCCGCACCCCCGCCAACTCCGGACGGTCCAGGCTTGGTGACTACTGGTGGCTTCTTCGTGGTCGTCGTCGGAGGCTTTACGCCCTTGGGCAGGCCGGTCTTGGGGTCGGCCTTCTTCCCGCCGACGAACACGGTGGGCTTGTTCTCGTTGTTCGCGAGGGCCTTGACCGCCCCCGCTGAGGCGTTGGTGCTCTTTGGCGGGAACCAGGCCTTGAGCATCTTGCCGCGGTTCCCCGCTGCACCGCCCTCGTACTGCAGGACGGTGCCGTCCTTCGTCAGCTCGTAGCCAGCCAGGCCCGCGAGGTCCTTGACCTTCTTCTTGCCGAGCATGGCACCGCTGCGGCGAACCCAGTCTCGGTGCTTGTACACCCAGCCCGGGTTCTCCCGCATGAACTTGACGACGTTCTCGGCCTTCTGAATGTTCGGGCCGTCAGGGAGGCGCAGGTAGCCCTCTACGCGGCGTGAGCCTGGATAAGCCATGGGGCCTCCTCTACTTCTTCTTCTTGGATGCGGCCCTGATGGCCGCGTTGAGTGCTGCGGTCTTGGCCGGGGTGAGGGTGGTGCTTGGCGACTTGACCGGAGCCTTGGCCGGTACCTTCTGGATGCCCGCGATGATCTTCTTCATCGCGGCGGACGGCGCGGGTCCCCAGGCGGGGCCGGAAGTCGGGTAGGCCGCTGCCTTGGTGGTGGCTCCACCGCCGGTGCTGCCCGCGTAGTCCTCCTCGGATCCGCGAGCCATCGCCTGGTCGAACCGCTGCTGCTCGATGGCGTCGCGGGTCTGCTGTGCCAGCGCGTTCCAGTACGTGTCCTGCCATCCCTGGTACGCCTGCTGCTGTCCCTGGTCGATGCCTGCGAGTCGCCCGATGAAGTCCTGGGCCTGCGCAGCGTCCTCGCCGCCCCACACGAAGCGGGCGTCGCTCTGCGCCTGCGCGCCGAGTCCCTTGCCTCCGATGCGTCGACTTGCGTTCTGCTGGCGAAGCGCGTCCCACTGGTCCGCGTGCGCCCGCCGGTTCATCTGGTACGCGCCGTACGGGTTCGTCTGGTCGACGCGGAGGTTGGTCATCACGCCCGTGGTCGGGTCGATGTCGCCCTGATAGCCGAAGCCCTGGGCCGTGCTGGTGCGCTCCTGGTTGTACTTGATGAGCGCGTTGCCGTAGAGCTGCTTGCCCTGCAGATACGCCTGCGCGACGTTACCGGTGCCCGGGACCTGCCCGGCCTCGCCCTGGCGGTACTTGAACAGCGGGTCCTCCTGCACGGGGGACTTGCCGAATACCGCGTCTACTACACTGCTGAGAACGCCCATTCAGAACCTCCTAGCTCACCTTGACGGGGGTGAGATGCAGGTAGCGGTTGGCGAAGGCGCTCGACGTGTTGCCGGAGGAGTTGTACTGCACCTTGATAACGGTCGAGGCCGCAACACCAGCAAGCGCCGTGTCCCCGGCCGGGCCGTACACAGACGCCGCCCCAAAGCCCGTGTTCTGCGCCGTGAGTCCGCCGGTCTGCGCGTTGCCCACGGCAGCCGCGCCGACCTTGATCCCGATGAGGTTTGTCTGGTTCGCCACTCCACCCTGCGAGATGCGCGCGCCGAACGACGCGATCCAGTCACCAGCGAGCGGGGTGGTCAGTGTGGGTCCCGCCGTGGCGAGATCCACCCAGGACCCGGACGAGCCAGGCGCTTCGGAGGTGACGACGTGGTGGCTCATTGGCGTACCGCCCGCGTACATCCACTTACTGGTGCTGGCCTCGTAGATGAGCAGCCAGTGGTACGTCGGGGCCGTGAGGCTGTCCGTGTAGATCGTGGCCTGGCCGTCTGACGGAGAGCCGGGTAGCGAGGTCGCAGGCGCTGGGAAGCTGGCCGCGGGCGCCGCCCAGGACGGAGCCACACCCGCGCCGTTGGCCGTCAGCACGTAGCCCGACGTACCGGCCGCGAGGCGGGCGGGGGTGCTCGCCGCTGAGGCGTAGAGCATGTCGCCCGTCGTGGTCAGCAGCGCCTTGCCGATGACCTTGGCGAATAGCTCGGTGTCGATTGAGGTGATGATGGTGTTGAGGCCCGTGCCGTTCGGGGCGTCCACGCTGGGATTCAGCGTGTAGAACCCGTAGTTGGTCGTGGGCGTTCCTGATGCGTTCGCTGGCATGGGGGTCCTCCTAGACCGTCAGCCGGAAGTAGATCCCGTCGAGGGTGATGTACCCCGTCGCCGGGGCGGTCTGCGGGACGACCGTGCCGTCCGTGTTCACGTCCACCCGCGCGAGCGAGGTGACGCCTGCGTCGACCTTGAGCGCCGCGAACACCTTGTACTCGGGCGGTCGGTATCCTGGCGGCAGGGTGAACGCGGTGGTGCTGATCGTGCCGGACTTGATCGCGCCCTTGAGGTGGATGAACCCAAACGGGTCCTTCCAGTACCCCGCAACGCCCAGCCCGCCCGCGCCCCAGTTGGCCCAGGAGTTCTCGAAGGCTGGCTGACCCTGCCCGCCCACCAGTGAGTAGGCGGGCCGGGTCGGCACGGTGATGTCACCCGTGAGAGTGAGCGACTTGACGACATCCAGGTAGTCGACCTGCAGCGTGCCGTACTGGATCTTCGGCTGCTGGTCCTGGAGATCGCGGACGAACTTGATGAGCGTGGTCGGAGTCCAGTCCCCGATGGTGTCCTGCTGCACGCTAGTTCACCCGGCCCTTTCGTAGCGGCTTGAACAGCAGCTGGAACGGGCCGAACTGCGCTCGCTGCACGTTTGCGTTCTCGCGGTAGAGTCGGATGGCGAAGTACTGCGACTTCTTGGAGAAGCGCGCACGCTTCGGCAGGAACACGGCCTCTGCGATATCGTCCCACGTCGCGAACTCCAGCGCGAGGGCGTCCCAGGTGCTGAACAGAACGCCTAGCTGGCTCCAACTGAGCACCGAAGCCGGTAGGACCGTGGTGAGCTGTGTGCCGATGCTGTTGAGTCCGAGCACGGTGTCCATGCGGATGCCCCCGCCCTGGGCGAGGTACCACACGGAGAACTGCTTGAACCGCTTGAGGTGCAGGCCGTCTCCGATGTCGAACTTCTTGGACTCGAAGAAGATGTCCGGCCCCGTCGCCGTGGCGTCCTGGGACGTGAGTACGTCCAGGCCCTCCAGGTCGAACAGGTCCTCGGTGTCGCAGAGGTACCCGACGCTGCCGCTGTTGAGCAGGTACCAGGACTGCCGCGAGGTCGTGCGCGGGATGATGATGCTGCCGCGGATGCCGACGTTCGTGAACAGGGTCACGGCCTGAGTCACCATGTTGATTACCACGGTCCACTGCGTGACGGCCTGGGCCGTGTTCCCCTTGCGCGGCTTCACGCTGGGATCGAGGTTCTCCAGGAACAGCATGTAGTGGTTGCGGGCCATCACGCTCCAGCAGCGGTAGCGGTCGTGGTCGATGTCGCGGATCGCGTTCTTCCACACGTCGCCCAGCTTGTTCTGCGTGATGTTCTGCGTGTTGACGCCGTCGTAGTAGTAGATGCCGTTGCGCCCCGGCCACACCGCGCCACCGCCGTAGGGCTGGATTCCCATGGGGTGCAGGCAGCCGTCGTCCTCCATCTTGCGGACGTTGAACTGCGAGGGGGAGCTGCCGAAGACGCCGAACGTCTCCGTCTCCTTGAAGACGAGGAGCGAGTTGTACGTCGGCAGCAGGCCGCGGATTGGCTCGGTTGTGGACACCGTCGACGCGATGTCGATGAAGTCACCGTCGTACGTCGATACGTCCATAGCCTCGGGGTCCGACGGGTCTGCGAAGTAGAGGCGCGACGTGCGCTCCACCGAGGTCCCGACGTTGGCGAACCAGGCCAGCTCGGCGTAGGTCGCGTTGAGCCAGCCGGGCTTGGTCGACGTGGCCTGGAGGTTGAGGCTCCAGTCGCCGTCGCCGCGGAGCGCCACGTAGGGCGTATCCACGACCGCGATGTTCGCGTTGGCGACCAGGGTGAGGCTCGTCTCGGACACCGCCTGGGTGACCCGGCCGATCCACGTCATGTCGCTCGCGCGGTAGATGTTCCAGTAGTTGGACGCGCGCGACCCCTCCACCACCGTGGGCATGCCCATGCTGATGAACTTGGTCTTGCCGCCCGTCACCGTGGTCGACGTGGTCGACGTGGTGATGAGGCCCTTGGCGATCTTGTACTGGAATCCGCGCACCGGGGTGCAGCTCCACGCCTTGTAGGCCAGCGTGCCGATAGCCTCGTTCCAGGCCGTGCCGGACGAAGCGTACGGGGCCGGGGACTGCAGCGTGAGCGACGTGTCCGACTCGATGGAACGGACGACGCCGATGAGCGGCTTGACGCCCGCGAAGAACGACCCCGGAGTGTACGCCGAGTTCTCGACCGTCGCGAAGATGTACATGCCCGGCGTCACCTTCGTGGTGAACGCGGTGCCGCTGCCCTGCACGGTGTACGAGCCGCCGGTGAAGCGGATCGTGCCCGTCGTGTACGTGTCACGGTAGCCGCCCTCCCACTTGGCGAGGGTCTGCTCGGTCACGTCTGCGCCGTAGCCGCTCGACACGCCGATCCACGCGCCCCCGCCCGGGGTGGGCTTGGAGTCCACGAGCCGGTGCGCCTGCGCGACGCCGGTACTGGGCGATGAGTTGAGGTTGTACGGCCACGTGTAGCTTTCGAACGCGGTCTGTCCCGGGTTGAGCATCGAGAACAGCCCGTGCGTCGAGTCGCCGTTGAGCACCGCGTAGCGGTCGTTGCCGACCGGGTCGATGGTCACGACCAGGCCGCTGCCTCGGTACGGCGTGGTCGGGAGGCCGGTGATGGCCTGCACCGGCCCGCGCGAGCGGATCAGGCCCGGCTTGTCGAGCAGGCCGTCCTGGATGTAGCGCGCCTCGGTGTCGTCCAGCTCCTGCGCCGGGAGCGCGAGGTTCATGCCGCCCGGGGCACCCGGGAGCGTCTGCGAGAGTACCGGCATGGTCACCTCCTAGCTGGGATTAGTCCCACCAATCGTAGTCGAAGCCGTCGACCGGGTGGATGTACTCGGGACGGTCTACCTGCTGCACCTGCTCGCTGCCGATGGTGCTGAGACGGCGCTCGTAGTGGTCCTGGAAGCGCACGGACTGCTCCGGGTCGTCCTCCATGTCGTACAGGCGGTACAGCCCACCCAGTACCAGCACGTCGTGCCACTGCTTGGGCAGGTCCACGTTCGCCTCCACGGTCGCATCGGTCAGCTCGGCCGGTACGCGGTAGTACCGCAGCCGCAGCGTGGTGCCGCTTGCGGGGCGCGGGTTGACCGTCAGCTGCTCCCCGATGAAGTAGTACTCCTGTGGGTCGCTGACCGCGGCCAGGTCTACCCCGCGCTTGTCGAGGTCGTCCAGTCGGATCGGCTCCAGCGGGTAGAAGTTCGACCCGTCTGTGCGCGATAGGTCGTAGACCGTGTCGAGGTTCGTGGGGTAGCCCGTCGTGGCGACGTTCGACGTGCCGTCGAAGGACAGCGTCGCGGTGGTCAGCAGCCACGGCAGGTTGGCCCGCGAGGCGATGTCGTACATAGCCTTGTTGAGCATGGCGACCTTGCGCGCCGCCTCCGTGTCGGTGAATCCGTGGTCATCGATCTCCGAGATCATGTCGGCAACGTCCATCAGGTCACCTCCCTAGAGTCCCTGGCTGATCGCGCGCCACACACCCATGGGGATGATGGTGCCCTGGTAGTAGATGCCGCCGTTCATTGGCTGACCGTCCCGCGGTGCGTCAGCGGTCTGCCCCTGCAGCGGCCCGCCGAGCGTGCTTCCGTAGCCCGGGACTAGGGTCTGCAGCTTCTGCAGGTCGCTAAGACCTGGGTCGTTGATGACGCCCACACCCTGTGCCTGGTTGGCGTAGGCGGTGCTGCCCTCTACGGCCTGCGACTCCTGCGCCTGCGCGCCAGCCACCACCGGATCCTGCACGCCCTGCGCTTGTCCGCCCACACCGCCCGGATCGCTGATCGGGGCGTTCGCGGTAGCGTAGCCGCCTGCGAAGACGCCCGGGTCCGGCGCGCCCACCTGCTGCTCGGCGTTGAGCGAGTAGTCGCCCAGCTGGTTCTGTCGAGCGAAGTCGCCCGCCCGGGCGTACAGACCCTCCAGCCCCGCCGGGATGCCCCGGCCCTGGCCGCGGATGATGCCTGCCTTCGCGCCCGCGCGTGCCAGCCCGCCAGACTGCCGTACCCCGCCGAGGCCCGCCGAGGCGTTGCCTGCCGTGCGGGCCTGCATCTGCGCGAGCAGGGCCGCTGCGGCCTTCTTGCGCCGCTGGTTGCCCTGGCGCACGTCCATCTCTGCTGGTCGCACTAGACCATCGCCTCCTTGGTGTTGCGCTTGCGGCCCTTGATGTTCGCGGTGCGTCCGCTGTAGCCCTTGATGTCGCGGTGCGCCCACTCGTACGCCTCGACCGCGGCCTCGGTGGCCTGGTCGGCTGCCGCGCGCTTGATGGCCTTGACGCCCGCGTTGGTGTCGTTGATCTTGCTCAGGATGGCCGAACCGTGGATGCGCGTGTCTGCCGCGCGGAGCCGCTCCATGAGCACCTCTCGCGGGGGCAGCTGCTTGCCCAGCCCGATGACGGGCAGCGGCTTGTCGCGCGACTCCTCGGAGATCCCCTGGATGAAGATGCACCAGTCGCCGGTCTTCTCGTGACGGGCCAGGAACAGCGCCTCGTCGTACTGCCGCACCGCGGCCTGGAGGGCGTCGAGGTCCGCTCCGTCGCTGCGGCCGGGGACCCACAGCCGAGTGTCCGTGTTCTTCACACGGTACATTACTTCGCTCATACGTCCTCCTTGAAAGTAGGTCCCCGGTTGATTCGAGCCGAAGCTCAGGCTCAACCGGGGAAGGCCTTGGGGTGACGATACTACTAGGCGAGGCCTAGTAGCCCAGTGCGTCCGTCAGGCCGGACATCACCAGCTGCACGTTCCGACGGTTCGTGCCGATGTTGATGTAGCGGAACAGGATCGACTGGAAGGCGTCGATGTTCTGGACCCACTTGACGGCCTGGCCGTCGCGTGCGAGGAAGTCCCAGTCTGCCGGTGAGAACACCATCAGCTTGGACTCGTCCAGGATGAACAGCTTGCTGTACGGCGCGTGGCGGTCAGCCACGAACGCCTGGCCCTGGAACTCCAGGCTCTCGAACCCGCCGCGGAGCTTGGTCGGCTCCACGTAGCGACGGTTGCCCTGCAGGGCGTTGAAGTACACGCGCTGGAGGCCGAACGACGAGAGCACCAGGGACGGCTTGCCGCCACGGATGCGCACGTTGTTCCAGTTCTTGAGCAGGTTGTCCTCGGTCAGGGCGCCGCCCGCGGTGTCGCGGAGGTTGTCCCAGTAGGCGTTGGTCGCCGCGTTGATGCCGCCGACCGTGTTGGCCGAGGTCGACACCAGCTTCTGCAGGCCTGCGTCGATCTCGTACACGACCGTTGCGTCCGTGCCCAGGGTGTTGCCCGTGGTGTACACGAAGTTCGCCGTCGTGGTCGTGATCGCCGTGGTGACCGTGATGCTGGGGGTCGACTCGTTGATCGCGGTGATGACCTCGCCCGACACCAGGGTGTTGGGGTCAGCCGCCGTGCCGATGTCGACAACCTGGCCGATGTACAGGAAGCCCTGACGGATCGGCTCTGCGCTGTTGAGCACCACGACGTTGGACGCCGTGGTCACACCGCAGGTCGCGAGACGAGCGTCGCCGTTGCCGTAGAACTGGCGGGCGAGGTCGTTCATCAGGTCGTCCTTGATGCCGTCCAGCTCGCTCTTGTACGCCTCCAGGAAGGCACCCGAGGAGTTCTTCGTCTTCTGGATCGAAGGACCGGATACCTGGATCGTTCCGTAGAGGTACTTGAGGTTGTAGACGGCCTTCGCGTACGACTGAGCGTACGCCGTCGGCAGCGTACCCAGCTCCGGTCGAGCGCCGATTCCGCCCGAGCGTCCGGTGTGCAGAGGTACGTTGGCCTGGAGGCCGACGAGGTCCTTCTTGTTCACGTCCCAGCGGGACAGAACGAGGATCTCGTTGTTGATCTGGTCAACAACCGGCGGGAGATACATCTCCTTGAGGATGTTGCTCAGAGTGGTGAGGGTTGCCCCTGCCATTTCTGTGTTCTCCTAGGTGGATGGTGCGGGGAAGGAGCGCCTAGCCATCCGGCTCGCTCTCGATGCGGCGAAGCATCTCCAGAGCGGCCTCGTGGGCCTGCTTCGGATCGAGCGGGTCGAAGTCGCTGTCCACGACCGGCGGACCACCCGGCGTGCCCACGGGCTGGACCCCCACGGGGGTGCCCTTGGACTGCAGGTAGCGCCCGAGGCGGTCAGCGAACTGAGCCTCGTAACGCTGCTGGGCCTCGATGAGGTTGCCGTCGTAGTACGCGGCCAGCTCGTAGATGTTCTCCACGTCCTGGTCGCTGTACTGCGGGTTCTCCGTTCGGATGAAGTTCTCCATCCGCTGGAGTTCCCCGAGGACCTGCATCGTCTCGGTCTTCTGGCGCTCGGCCTCGAAGGCGCTCTGCTGGGTCTGCTCGAAACTCTGAACCTGAGCCTGCAGTGCCTTCACGGCCTGTGCGAGCGGGGCGAGGTCAGGGTCGTCGGCCACGAGCGTGTCCAGTCCGGCGAACGGATCGTCCGTCGGCTGCTGGGTCACGTCGGCCACGGCCTGCTGGGCCTCCTGGGCGGTGTAGCCCTGGCCCTGGAGCCACTCGGTCGCCTCCTGCGTGAAGGCGGCGAGTCCCTCCGGGGTGCTCACTCGCTGCATGAGCTGGGCGGCGGTGTCGATGTCGATGTCACCGTACTGCTCCAGCGCACGCGCACGCTCCGCGAGGCTCTGCGTCTTCCGCGTGTAGTCAGCCTGCATCAGCTTGTACGCGGGTACCAGTTCCTCGGGGATCGTGTTGGGGTCGAACTTCTCCGCGAACGACTCCACCTCGACCGGGGCTACCGGCTCGTCGGTGGGTGGTGCGTCCTGGTTCGGCTCATCCCCCTGGGAGAGTCCCTCATTTGCTGGGTCGAACCCGTTGCCCGGCCCTAGGTCGTACGGCTGTGAGTTGGGGTCGTCCCCAGCTCCATCCGCGTCCATGGCCGCGTCGAGTAGCGCCTCTGCCTCTGTGGGATCCATCGTGTCGAACTCCTTTGTCGGTGACTGCCCTAGGGCTTGGTCACGCTAGCGCGGCAGGGCTGGAGCAAGCTCCAGCACCTCCGCGTCAATGATGTCGTCAGCGTTGGCGAGTGCCGTCTGACGGGTTGCCTCAGCGAACCCGGCCACGAGGGCCTGTAGCTCCTCGGGCTTGGGTAGCACGAAGCGGTGGTCGACCGTGCGGTCGGCCAGTCCAGTCGCCCTCGTGACCTTGTCATCGAGGATCTGGACGATCTTCACGAGGTCGGCGGGCTTGGCGAGGGGGATCTGACGATCCAGCTCGACCAGGGCCTTCCAACGCACAGTAGTGGCGCGCTCCACGAAGTCCCCGACCGCGAAGTCGAGTGCATCGGGGGCGGGTAGGTTCTCGTGAGCCTCCCACTCGTCACGCCAACGGCGGATCGTTGAGACGGGCACCCCGGTGTCCCGGGCCGTTCTCTTGACGTTCCCCTCGTTGGACGCGAGCGCCACGTACACCGCCGCCTTGTGCTCGTCGGTGTACGTGGTACGCCCCGCCATTACTTCTTTCCAGCCGGTGGCTTGGGCCGGAAGTCGGACTGCTCCACGCGCTTGATGGCGAGTCCCGCCTTGGCGGTAGCCTCGGCCATCTTGACCTGGTGCATGTCCTCTGCCTGCTGCAGTGCCACGGCCTGCTCGATGGGATCGAGCGGGTTGTTTCCTGCCGAACCCTGGTCCATCTTGTCGACGGAGTCGTATACCTCCGTCTCCAGGGGCTGCTCTGCCATCGTCTCTGGCGTAGCACCCGACACCCCGCTGTTGCGGAGGATCTCGGCGGCTGCAGTCGGCCCGACCGTGCCCTTGAGCTGCAGGCTGGTGCGGATCGGCTGCGGCTGAACCTGCGGCGTCTGCTGGGCAGCCTGCTGCTGGGTCAGCTGGTAGTGGATGAGGTACATCGCCTGCACCGGCTCGGGCAGCGTCTCGAACTCGCCCGAGGTGAGGTACTTGCGGTGAACCTCCAGGTGGATTCCCACGTTCTCGTACGGGGTCGGCATGACCATCGCCTTCTGCGCGAGCATCTGGACCTCCTGCTCCTGCTGCAGAGGCTCGCCCGTCTCCGGGTTGAACCCGGCCTGTAGCGCGGACATGTACGACTGGTACGCCTGCAGATTGGTTGGAATGCCGTTGAGGATCTTGTCCTGCTCTCGCAGAGCGTGGTCCTCGTCCTGGGCCATGCCCTCCGTGATGGAGCGCATGTCGCCTAGGTCCATCTCCTTCGCCGCCTGCTGGGGGGACATCACGCCGAGATTGATGAGCTTCTCGATGCGCATGAGCCGCCCGGCGCGCGTGCGCGGGATGCCTGATCCGGCCTCTGCGTGGAAGGTGAACCCGCCCTGCAGGTCTGCGGCCATGAAGTGTTGTACCTGGTTGGACCCCGAGGGTCCCTTGATCTTGAGGAGGCGAGGCTCGATGTAGTACTCCTGGGCGAGCTTCGCCATGAGCATGCCCGCGTGCGAGAGGCAGTGCTCAATTCGCTTGATGACAGGCACGACCTGGTCGACTGCTGCCTCCTGGAGGAGGTCAATCGCCACACCCGCCTCGACCTGACTGTTCGGCAGATCGCCGCGAGAGACGGCCTGGAGGTTGAATAGTCGGTCCAGTCGCTGCTGGATGCCGCTGAGGTGCTCGAACACGTACGCCGGTAGGGCGGGCATGTCGCGCCACTCGGGCTTGAGTCCTGCGACCGGGTTGTACGCCACGCCGACGCCCGGCTCCGAGGTCAGCTTCCCGAGCAGCGAGCCGGTCGGGTAGATGAGCTGGGGCTTGACCGTCAGGTTCTTGTGCATGACGATCTGCGACAGCGTGCGGTTCAGCTCCTTCTGGAGTGGCCGCGCGGCCGTGACCACCGGCGTGTCAGCATAGCCCTGTCCCGGCCAGCCGACGAGCGGCAGGTCCTGGAACGGCAGCTCCCACGGGGTGTCCACGAGGATCATGGACGGGGACTCCATCCACACCACGTAGCGGCCCTTCGGCTGCGAGCGCGACGGCTTGAAGTAGCCCACAAACACGTTCTTCATCATGTTCGTCGGCTTGCTCTCGACCCGGATCTGGCCGAACGGCTGGGCCTGGTCCTCGGGGTCCTCCGACTTCGCGTCCGGCGACACCTTCTTGCCGTAGCGAGTGAAGACCTCCTCGGGGGTCATGCTGTGGCGGCAGATCGCGTACTCGGCGTCCTCGGGGCACGTTGCGCCCGGGGAGAGCCACACGTCCTCGCCCTTCATCGGCTCGACGCGGATGTCGCCTAGGGCGACCTGCTGGTCGAACGCGTCCGGCGGGAGGCCCGCGTTGCGCAGCTCGGCCACGAACAGGTCGCGCAGGCGCTCCTGCGTGATCGGCTCGCCGGTCTGCGGGTTGATCGTGAAGCGCATGGGCTTGCCCGCGTACGGGTCCCACGTGATCTTCCAGTACCCGCGCGACAGCGTCGAGTGGTAGAGGGCCTTCTGGAGCTTCGACTCCAGGCCCATCTCGTGCCACCAGTACTCGAACAGGCGCTGGCCCATTTCTGCGGCCTTGCGGTCAGCGTTGTCCGAGCTGTCCGGGGTCGCGTAGATGGTCGGCTTGGTCTTCGTGAGCATGGCGACGTACGCCATGACTCCCGGGAGGATCTGATTGCTGACGAGGCGCACGATATAGCGCGGCTTCTCGCCGTCCTCGCTCGGGAGGTTCTCCACCCGGCCGTTGATCTTGTTGTAGAACGCCCACTGCTGGTTGTTGAAGAAGGCGCGATTGAGCGCCCAGTCCCGCGTGTCGTCCCGGCGTCCATCCTGCAGCTGCTTGCGTCTGCGCGTCAGGTCGTCGGCGGTCTTGAGGTCTGCGGGCGACTGGTAGTCGGCCGTCATCGTCTCGGAGTCAGCTGCCATGGATCACCCCCTAGTTCATGTAGTCGGACACTTCGGTGTTCAATGCACCGATCTGCTCCAGGGCTGCGCGGGCGTCATCCAGGTCGATGAGCTGGTTGTCGGCCTGCCACTGCAGGACTTCCTCGTCCTCCGAGAGCCACTTGGGGGCCTGGGAGGGTCCCGCGAGGGCGGTGGGCACCGGCAGGGCGGGCGAACCCGCGTGCTGCCGCAGCCAGTCGACCTGGTCCGCGAGAATGACGATCATGCGCTCGTAGAGGGCACGCTCGCTCTTGCTCGGTCGTCCGAACATCAGTACTCCCCTCCGAGGTGCTCGTCAATGGGCGGCGAGCCGTCCTTGTTCTGGATCGCCAGGATCTGCGCGCGAGCCTCGTCCTCGATGGACGCGTACCCGTCGGGGTCCTGACTGTGGTCCGCCACGTACGGCAGGAGCACGCCCGCGAGGCTGAGAGCGATCTCAGTCGCGTCCAGGAGGTCGTCCTTCGGGTTCTTGTCGTCGGGGTTGTAGGACACCCACTCGTCAATGAAGTCGTGGTGCTGGCGGTGGATGCGGATGCGGCCGATCTTGAACAGGGGCGACATCGAGAGGATGCGCTCCTTCTTCTTGCCGCGGCTGAACACCGGCACGATGGGCGGAAGGCCCGGCAGGCGCTCCAGCTGCTGCACGAGCGCGGCCTGGAAGGCCACGGCCTCGACGCCGATCATCTGCGGGCGGTAGCGGTGCCACCACTCCTGGATCTTGTCGATCTGCTCGGGGAACTCCATGCGCCCCTTGAACGTGTCGAGCACGTAGGCGCGGGAGTTGTCCTCCTCGATGCCAATGAGGCACATCGCGAAGTGGTCGGCCTTGTCTGACTGGGAGATGGCCGGGTCGATCCCGATGAACTTGCGCAGCGTGAGCTGGCCGTCCTTCGGGATGAGTCGTACGTCTTCCGGGGAGCCATACGGCGTGCCCTGGCCCAGGATGAAGAACTTGAGCCACTCGCCGTGCAGGGCGATACCGGCCATCGCGTCGAACGAGGCCATGTACTCCTGCTTGAACTGGACCGGGTGCGAGTGCGTGCGAGCGTACTCCCACTCCCCGCGCTGGAAGAACGGGTTGTCGATGCTCGTGTACTCGACGCGGAACTGGTTGACATCCGACATCGCCAGGTCGCTCCAGAACTCGTCGTGAAACCAGTTCTTGCCCGCGGGCGTGGTCGTGGTGATGAGGAGGCCGAGCTTGTCCGACAGAGACGGGCGCACGACGTTCCATGCCTCGTCGTTCGGCACGAACGCCGCCTCGTCAACCCAGAGGATGTCGAGGCCTGCGCCTCGTAGGGACTGCGGATCGTCTGCGGACTTGAACTCCAGGAGGGTCCCCGAGTCGTTGAACTCGATGATCTTCTCGGAGCGGTTGTAGCGGTAGTCCTTGTCCTTGATGAGGCCCACCTGGTCGAGCACTTCGAGCGTCGTGAGCAGGCTCGGTCGGCCCAGCTTGTGGTCCTTCGCCAGCGCCCACACCCACAGGGGGCGGCGCGAGTCCTCGTTGTGCGCGTCGCGGTGGAACTGCTCCGGGTGCAGGCAGTAGTAGACGACCTCCCACGCGGCGCTCAGGGTCTTGCCGCCTCGCCGCCCAGCCACGAGGTGGCGGAAGCGGACGAGCTTGCCGTCCTGGATGGCCGTGTGGAACAGCTGCTGGTACACGTGCGGCTGATACTTGTGAGCCAGGAACCAGTACAGCTTCTGCGGCATGCGGGACCAGCGGGCCTGCAGGGGGGCGACAAACTCGGTGGTCGAGGTCGTGCCCCCTGCGAGGATCGAGCGGTAGTTGTGGGGCACGTAGGCCTCCTCTACTGTGGCCTTGGTGCTCCGTCTGCGGGGCACTGGCTCCAGTAATAGCGTAGCTTCTGCGCACACACCGGGCACCGCCAGTCGCGCGGCTTCTCGCGCACGACGCGCCAGCCTGCGCTGGTCCCGTTGGGTACTACGATCTGCACTACTGTGTTCCTTCGTTCAGCCTAGCCAGCTCCTCCTCGAAACCGTCTAGGTACTCGCGCAGCCCGTCGAGGCCGTATACGGCCACAGTCTCCGACGAGGCCTCGCCTACAACGCGGCCGGTGTCGTCCTGCTGCACAAGCACTGCCTGAATTACGAACTTGAATGGGGTGTACATGGTGTCCTCCTAGGCGAGTGCGACGGTGCCGCTCTTGATGGTTCCGCCCGCGTACTTGACCTTGAACACCAGGGTGTTGCCCGCCTCGTTGAGGTAGGCATTCCACGATCCGTTCCACATGAGTGAGGTACCTGGATCGGATCCCGGTGCATCGAAGATGATCTGCCCAGGCTGAACCTGGAACAGGAAGTCCCCCGCGCCGTTGTTGCGCACGTCCAGCAGCGCCCCGGTCGTTCCCGACCCGCCGGTGGACACGATGTAGATGCCCTTGGCAGCCGTTCCAGCCGTGGCGTCCACGTCGATGCTGAGTGCCGAGGCGTTCGCGTCGACTCCCGCGCCCTGTCCAACGTGGGCGATCTTGATCGTGCCGCGACCCGTCTCGTTGCCCGTGACCTGCAGTGCGGAGTGGGCCTGGTTGGTCGAGCTGAACGAGGCCGCGCTGGACGTGGCCGAGCCAGTGCCTGCGAGGCTGACCGCCAGTGCGTGGGAGTTCGCCGTGGCCCCGCCGTTGCCGACGATGTTCGCGCCGATGCCCGTGCCCGACTGGTTCACGTCCAGCCCTCGGCCCGTGCCGCCGTGCTCAATGCGCAGCGCGGCCTGGTTGAACGTCGCGTGCGCGGCGTTGATGACCACGAGTCGACCCGACGGCGTGGCCTGGTTCGAGTACACGAGCAGGCCCACGCCGTTGGAGTCGGTGTTGAGGATCTTGAGACAGCCGCCCGTGCTGATCGAGGCGCCCTTGTTGGCCGTGGGCTGCAGGATCAGCGTGTTCGTGCTGCCCGTGCCGTCCGTGACCGTGTCGCCGGGCGTGATCGTTCCAGGCGTGCCGGGGATGAGGCTGATGTCGTAGTCGCCATCGATGTACGCGCCGCTTGAGTCCCCGATAACGAGGCGGGACAGCTTGCGCCCTTCGTAGAATACCTCAGTCATGCTCGCCCCCTAGTAGATGCCGAAGCGCCCGAGGTCGATGGTCTTGCTGGTCACTACGACGACCGCGCCGCCCTGCGTTGTGATGGTTCCGAACTGTGCGCCCGAGGGCTTGCCTGCGACTGCCACGAGTACGCCGCCCGGTACGGGGGTGACGGACCCGAAGGCCGCTGCACTGCCCGCGCCTGCGACTGCCACGTCGACGTTGCCCGCCAGGACCGTGACGCTGCCGAACTGCGCGACAGTTCCGAGGCCCGGCACTGCGGCCGATACGCCGCCAGGAACTGCCACGACGCTGCCGAACTGCGCCGCCGAGGCCAGGCCGGGCACCGACACCAGTACGATGCCGGGCACCGCGGTCACTGCGCCGAACTGGGCGGCGGACGACTTGCCCGACACCTGGATGGCGTGGTTGACCTGCACCGACCCGAAGGCTGCTGCCGAGGCCAGTCCCGAGACGGCCACGTCCTGCGCGCTACCCCCGGTCGAGGCGCCCACGGCCCCGAAGGCCGCTGCGCTGCCGAGGCCCGCTACGGGGATGGTGTGGTTGACCTGTACAGCGCCGAAGGCGGCTGCGGAGGTCTTGCCCGCGACTGCTACCGCGATGGCGGTGTCCACGCCCACGCTGCCGAAGGCGGCGTCCGAGGTCTTGCCCGCTACGACCACCGTGATGGCGGTGGTGATCGCTACGCTACCGAACGCGGCTGCTGAGGTCTTGCCCGCCACGGCCACGTTCGCGTTGCCCGGGACCGGGGTGACCGATCCGAAGGCTGCCGCGCTGCCGAGGCCCGCGACGGCCACGCCGACACCGCCCGGAACGGGGGTGACCGTGCCGAAGGCTGCGTCGCTGCCCTTACCAGCGACCGGGATGGCGTGGTTGACCTGTACAGCGCCGAAGGCCGCGTCGCTCGCCTTGCCCGTTACGGCGACGGTGATCGCGGTTGCGATGGTGACGGTACCGAACTGTGCCGCGCTCGTCTTGCCCGCTACCGCGACGTTGACGTTGCCCGCCGCTGCGGTGACCGTGCCGAAGGCTGCGGCCGACCCCAGCCCGCTTACGGCCTGGGTCTGGTTGGACGCACCACTCGCTAGCAGGTCCGCGGAGGCCGGGACTAGCGGCTGGTACGCCCAGCTCATGGCTACGCTACCTTACGGATGGACCAGTCGACGGTGATGGTTCCGGCCAGGGCGTCGAGCGTAACGTCCCACCCGTGCAGGAGAATCAGGCTGGGACTCACCCAGATCGGCTCGGACTGCGCGCCGGTGAGGTACGCCTGGTAGACGATGCGCTGCGTGCTCGCGGCGCCGACCTTCTCGTAGACGCGGATCTGGAGCTGGTCGCCCGCGATCATGTCGCTCACGTCGAGGAAGACCTGGAAGACCCCGTCACTCGTCTCAGCGTCCGGACCGGCGGTGTCAGTCGTACAGGAGTGCTCCGTGGTTCCCACGGCCTCGGTTCCGGCGAAGGCCTCTGTGATCGCCATGGCTACCCTCCGATTCCGATTGCGACGGCGTTGTACCCCGTGTCGGGGGCTGAGTCCGCTCGGCCGCGTACATAGAGAGTTGCACCTGCGGGTACCGGCTGGTACGCCTCGAACATGCAGAGGTTGGCCCCCTGCAGATCCCCCAGGCTCTCGGTCGTAAGACCGCCGTGAACCTGCCGGGTGATGATGTGCTTGTTGGAGGCGTCGCCCCACGCGAGGTCGATGTAGGTGTACTCCGCCGTGATGACCCCGTTGTTCATCTGGTAGGCTAGCTGCCACCACCACAGGGGCTTCGCCGTGGTGCCGAGGCTGACCCACGACCCATCTGCCGCGTTGCCGGGAGTGAAGGCCACTCCCTGGGTGCTGGCGATGGTGCCAATCGTCTCCGAGAAGCTGCCCACCGGCATGAACTCGGGGCGGCTGCGGTACCCGTAGAGCCGAACAGGAACGCGCACGGTTCCGGCGGTTGCAGCACTGCCCTGGATGCGCACGGCGATGCTGGAACCCGCCTTGATGAACAGCGGGAAGAAGTAGCGGTGCCCCAGTGTGACAGCGACCGTGCCCGACTCTCCGCACACGATGTCGGAGATGACAGCGGTGTAGGAGGTGCCGCCCGCCGGGTCTACCCCGATGTCCATGAGGTGGTTCTTGATTGCTCCCGAGGTGCTGCCAAGATACACGCGCACCAGCATCCCGTACACGTCCTGGGCGACGTTGGCCGCGGACGCTACCTGCGTCCAGGACCCCTCAGCCCCGGATGCGCCCGGAGTGACGGACGTGCCGTATGTGCCGGACGGGTTGGTGCCGTAGTTGTCGTAGGTCCAGGGACCACTGGCCTGCGGCTGTACGTGTAGCATGCGGCCCCCTAGGAACTAAATCTTGAAGATGAACGGGTTAGCTGCCGCCCACTGGAAGGTGATGTCGCCGCCGTTGGGCGTTACCGAGAAGCCGTCGAGGTAGCAGATCGGCGTTGATGCCGCGTCGTTGGTGACGAACTTGAAGATGACCAGCGCGTCGATTGCCGCGCCCGCCGCCCAGCCGGTGAACACCTGGTCAGCCGCGTCGAAGCAGCCGCCGTCCGTGCCCGTCTTGATGACCTTGGTGCCGAGCGTTCCGTCGCCCGGCCCGCCCGTCGCCGCGACTACCGGCGTCATGGACGTGTGCGTCGCCGCGAACGTGTACCCAGACACACGAACAGGTCGGACACGGATAGTGTCCGACGCGAGGTTGATATAGCTGCCGCTGGTGAGGAAGTTCTCCAGGGCGATGTTGTAGAACGCGGAGGCCATGAGTTACGCCCCCACTACCTGGGAGTTGGCGGTGAGCGCCGCGCGCTCGAACTCCGAGTACTGGCGGGTCAGGCTCCCGGTCGCGTACCCCTTGAGGATGTACTCGTCCGCGAGCTGCTTGGGCAGGCGGTGCTTGGTGCCTGCGGCCTTGGCGTCGACAGATACGAGCATCTGCACGCGCGTCTTGCGCTGAAACATGGGGCCTCCTAGAGTCCGAAGTAGTGAAGTGTCACGGTGACATCCGATCCCTGCGCCGCGTCGCGGATGAACCGCAGGTTCTCCAGGTCGCCGTCGTACACCAGCGTCTGGTCAACGTCCAGCTTGAGTCCGAAGGTCGCCGTTGGGTCTGTGGAGGCTCCGGGTGCGGCCGTCCAGCGCAGCTTGCCGCTGGCCTGTGCTACGGTGCGCCGCAGGTTGTGTGCGGGGAAGGATAGCGCGACCGGACCCACCGCAGCGGTGCTCACGGTGAGGGTCACAACGTCCAGCCCTGAGGGCACGACGAGCACGCCGCCCTGAAAGGTTCCGGCCATCGCACCTCCGAACGTGTGTTCGTATTTCAGGGCAAATAGAGAAACCGCCCCCGGCGGGTGTTGAGTGACGAAGTGACCGCCCCGACTCCACGGCCACCTTGGGAGTGACCATCGGTTTAGCCTCTGGACTTACTGCCGTCAGCAGAGGCGCCTTAGCATCGAACACGCGCAGCTCTGGCTGGTCAGCGCCTGCGCTTCCGGTTCGGACTGGGTGGCCGACTTCACGGTACCACCTGTGCCCTACTGCGGAGCGCAACGAGTCGGATCAGGACTCTAACGCCTAGCTGCCTTACGCCCCGCACATGCCCTATGGTGGGGACACCACGTGGACGACTGCAGCACGCTCGCGGATCGACACGACTGCCT